CGCTAATTTGTTATCCGCAAATAATATACAAGGTATTACTTGGTTAGGTTTATATACAGCAAACGTAATAGAAACAGCAGGTAATTTATATTTTACAAATGCAAGAGTTTATTCAAATGTAATCGCACTATTACCCTCATTAGCTGGATCAGGTATACAGATTCAAGCCAATGGTCAAATTAATGCAAGCGCTCAATCAATATCCCTGGCAACTCTTGCACCATTCTTAACAACATCAAATGTATCTGAAGGATCGAACCTTTATTATACAAATGCGCGTGTTATATCAGCGTTAACAGGTAATGTTACTATTGGTAATCTAGTTACAGGCACTTCTGTATCTAATAGTTATGTTACCACAGGTAATGTAACCGCAGGTAATGTAATAGCAACTGGCATTGCATTCTTTGGTTCAGGCACCGGCGGTTCTGTAACAGGTGCAAACTTAATATCCGCAAATAATATACAAGCTAATAGTTGGTTAGGATTGTATACATCTAATGTAATCGAAAATATAAACCTTTATTTTACCAATGCTAGAGTTTATTCCAATGTAATCGCATTATTGCCAACATTGGCAGGATCAGGTATACAGATTCAAGCCAACGGACAAATTAACGCAAACGCCCAATCATTATCTCTAGCAACACTTGCACCATTCTTAACAACATCTAATGTTTCTGAGGGTTCGAATCTTTACTACACTAACGCCAGAGTATTATCTGCATTAACAGGTAATCTTGTAGTAGGTAATTTAGTTACAGGCACTTCTGTATCCAATAGCTATGTTACCTCAGGAAATGTTACAGCGGGCAATGTAATAGCAACAGGCACATTACTATTTGGAACAGGCACAGGCGGAATAATAGCTGGGGCAAACTTAATATCCGCAAATAATATTCAAACTAATAATATTACTGCAGTTAATGTTACCACAGGTAATGTAATAGCAAATACAGCATCCTTTGGTTCTGGCACCGGCGGTTCTGTAACAGGTGCAAATTTAATATCTGCCACAAATATACAAGCTAATAGTTGGTTAGGATTGTATACATCTAACGTAATTGAAAATACAAACCTATATTTTACCAATGCTAGAGTATACTCAAATGTAATTGCATTATTACCTAGCTTAGCTGGCTCTGGTATACAGATTCAGGCTAATGGTCAAATTAATGCAACAGCATCAGCAACATCGGGATTTGCATCAACATCCAATGTGGCAAATACTGTTTTAACTTTAAGTAATTTTACTACTGCTAATTTAGCAGAAGGTTCTAATCTTTATTATACTAATACTCGTGTTCTATCAGCATTAACAGGTAATATTACCATAGGCAATGCCACTATAGGTAGTGTAGTAGCAAATACGGCATTCTTTGGTTCAGGGGTCGGTGGTTCTGTAACAGGCGCCAATTTGATATCTGCTAATAATATTGTAGCAAATACGGCATTCTTTGGTTCAGGCACCGGCGGTTCTATGACCGGCGCCAATTTGATATCTGCCACAAATATACAAGCTAATAGTTGGTTGGGGCTTTATACAGCCAATGTAATAGAAACGACAGGTAATTTATATTTTACCAACGCTAGAGTATTTGCTAATGTAATTGCATTATTGCCAACATTGGCAGGATCAGGTATACAGATTCAAGCCAACGGACAAATTAATGCAACAGCATCCGCAACATCGGGATTTGCATCAACATCCAATGTGGCAAATACTGTTTTAAGTATTAGTAATTTTACAACTGCTAATTTAACAGAAGGCTCAAACCTTTACTATACTAATACAAGAGTATTATCAGCTTTAACAGGTAATATTGTTATTGGCAATGCCACTATAGGTAGTGTAGTAGCAAACACCGCATTCTTTGGTTCAGGCACCGGCGGTTCTATGACCGGCGCCAATTTGATATCTGCTAATAATATTCAAGCCAATAGCTGGTTAGGATTGTATACAGCAAACGTAATTGAATCTGCATCTAATTTATATTATACTAATGCTCGTGTTGTATCTGTATTAACACCATACTTAACAACATCAAATGTTGCTGAAGGATCTAATCTTTACTATACTAATTCAAGAGTAATATCTGCGTTATCTACAGATGCAACTATCGTAATTGCGGCAAATGGTCAGATTAGATCCAATACTTCAGCAGGTACAGTATCATTAGCTGGACTTACAACTGCTAATTTAGCTGAAGGTGGTGCAAACCTATACTTCTCAAATGCCAGAGTATATGCAGCAATGGCTCCTGGGGCAGTATTTAAACCATACATTGCTACATTTAGGGGTAATGCTCAAGTAATAACTTTGAATCTTCCTGTTACTCCTGTAAATAATAACTATGTAACTGTTATTATTAATGGTGTTACACAATTATCTAATGCATATACTCTAAGCGGCAATGTAATTACTTTAAGTGGTGCCCCTGCAACAAATGCGGATATAGATGTTAGAATATTAGATGTAGCTCAAGTTTTAGCTAAAGATTTTAACAGTAGATTATTTTACGGTAATAGCGTAGCAAATACTACACTTATTAGTAATAATTTTACAGATTCGAGTATTTTAGTATTTGAAAACGGCGTAGCCCAAGTTCCAGGAATAGATTACTCCGTAAACAACGGATTATTAAGATTTACAACTCCTCCAAGAACAGGTGTAACTGTAGAAATAAGAGAGCTACCAACATTAAATGGCACAGGAACATATCTTGGTGGAAAAAATACTGAAGTTCTGCCTAACGGACAAATAAATAGTAATATAACTGTTGGACAAAATTTAACAATTTCGGCCAATGGACAAATTAACGCAATTGTGCAGGAACAGATACATCCGTTTCTGTTATCTCTATTATAAGGAAAATTAAATGGCGTATTCATATAAAGTTTTAGGGCAGGCAATGTCGGGGGCAAATGCAAACGTGGATTTGTATACTGTTCCCGCAGGTGCGAGCGCAATTATCTCTACTCTAAATGTATGTAATCAATCGCAATCAAATGTTACATTTAGAATAGCTATTAGACCAGCAGGTGTAACGGGCACATCTAAACATTACATTGTATTTGATTCACCTATTCCTGCACAAGATACTATTGCACTATCGCTAGGTATGTCTTTAGGTAATACTGATGTTATTACAGGGTATTCATTTCAAGGCAACGTAAGTTTTGCAGTATTTGGTACGGAGATTACCTAATGGGATTTAAGTTGGGTTCTACTAGAAAAGGGTCAGTATCTAGATTAAACGCCCAAGCTAATATACCTGCAATTATATCTGGGATCGATCCCAGACCATCCTATGCGGTGGATTTTTTACTAGTGGGTGGCGGTGGCGGTGGCGGTGGCACAATACCAGGCGGCTATTGCGGCAGCGGAGGTGGTGCTGGTGGCTTTGTCCAGGGGTCCGCCAACCTGACCGGTTACTCAGTATATACGATTACCGTTGGTGCGGGTGGCCCAGCCGGCGTGGGGTTAGCAAGAGCAGCCAACGGTTCTAATACAACACTTAGCAACTCAACTTTTACAGCCACTGTTGCATACGGTGGTGGTAGTGGCGGTGGTGCCGCCCCACCAACTAATAACGACACTTTTGATGGAAATATAGGTGGGTCGGGTGGTGGTACATGTACAGGTACAGCCAATGTCGGTACACGGGGCAACGCTATAATTGGACAAGGCAATCCCGGTGGCTTGTCATACCTTGGTGGTGGTGGTGGCGGTGGTGCCGCCACCGCTGGTGGGGACAAAGTAGCCCCAGGCGGCCGTGGAGGCGCTGGAGGTAATGGATCTTCTTGGAGCTTTGTTCAAAGCACCGGCATCATATATAGCTGCGGTGGCGGTGGCGGAACTGACACTGCTTTTAACCCCGCCCTCACGCCTCCTACTGCGGCCGGGGGTAATGTGAGTGTTTCTGGGGGCACCGGCGGGAATAAAGACCTTGCTGCGGTTGCCGGCACAATATATACAGGAACAGGCGGAGGGGGAAGATCTCAAATTGTCGGGTCACCAACTATTTCCGGAGCAGCAGGTGGGTCGGGTGTTGCTATACTAGCCATACCGACTCCGTCATATTCTGGTACATTTACAGGTTCTAATGTTGCAGCATCTAATCCACCTTCAGCGCCAGGTAAAACAGTATTAACTTTCCAAAGTTCCGGCACATATACAGCTTAAAATAAACTATGTCAAAATTAAAAGTATCAGAATTACAAAGAGCAACATCTATTAATCTTACAGATTTGATGTATGTTGTCCAATCAAATACCAGTAAGGCAGTTACTGCACAAGACTTACTGGGTAATATCAACGGCAATGTTAGAGTTACTGGTAGTATTACAGCCAATACTATTATAGCACCAAGTTATAATTCTTCCCAAGCCAATGCACTTACTGTGTCCAATGGCACAATTATCTTCAATTCACAAACAAATAAATTACAAGTTTATGCTTCGGGCGGTTGGATAAACCTACACTAGTATGTTAAAAGAATATATCGTCAGTTTAAAACGTGACGTAGATTATAATTTATTTTGGTCACAAATGGAGTCCGAGACAGATGGACTCCTTTTTGTGCCTAATAGGCGTGTAGATATAGTGAACAACAGAGACGGCAGTTTGCGTAGCTGCCATTACTCACTTACAGATGAAGAAGCCGACACATTAAAGAATGATGATAGAGTCTATTCTGTAGAGATTCCTCCAGAACAAAGAACAGATATCCAAATTGGTATTAGAGCCAGACAAACGGGCAGTTTTAATAAACCAATTACATCCAATGGTGCAAATGTAAATTGGGGCCTAGTTCGTGTAAGTAACAATAACAATGTATTCGGTGCTAATTTATCACCTACTGTACCAGGCTATGATTATTTTCTGGATGGTACAGGAGTTGATGTTGTTATACAGGATAGCGGATTAGAAGTGGCACATCCTGAGTTTACAGATGCCAAAGGCAATTCTCGAGTACAACAAATAGATTGGTATACTGCTAGCGGATTAGGTGGTACTCAAAGCGGGAACCATTACAGAGATTATGATGGTCACGGAACTCATGTTGCAGGTATTGTTGCAGGTAAAACTTTTGGTTGGGCAAAGAATGCAAATGTTTTTTCCATAAAAGTATCAGGGCTTGAAGGTTCAGGAGATTCGGGTACAGGTATATCCGTTACAGATTGCTTTGATGTAATTAAATTGTGGCATAGAAATAAACCTGTAGAGGCTTCCTCAGGAAAGAAAAGACCAACCATTGTTAATATGAGTTGGGGATATACTACTACAATTACAACCTCAAATATAACAGCAATAAACTACCGGGGCAATAGTTATTCGGGTGCGCAAATATCTGGTTATATTAAAAAATGGTATTTTGGTTTATATCCGGTAGGTGTAATTAATGCCCTATCTACAGATATGATATCCTATACCACATCTACACAAATTGGCTCAGTTGATACAGACATACAAGAATTAATAGATGAAGGCGTACATGTAATTATTGCGGGTGGTAATCATTACACAAAAATAGATGTCGCATCGGGTGCAGATTATAATAACTATATTACTGCAGGTGATACATATTATTGGCACAGGGGAAGTAGTCCAATAGATGATCAAGCCTTTAAGGTGGGTTGCATAGATTCAACTGTACGTGCCGCAAACCTAGATCAAAAAGCAGATTTTAGCGCCTCGGGCAATGGTATCGACATATGGGCACCTGGGTCAAATATAATGAGTTGCTGCAGTAATACAAATAGATTTAGTGCAGTAAGTTATAACTTGGATAGTGGTTTTAAACAAGTTGTTTTAAGTGGTACATCTCAAGCAGCACCTCAGGTATGCGGTGTGTTGGCAACATTTTTACAAATGAATCCAGGAGTTACTCCCAACCAATTAAAAATATGGACGACAAATACAGCGTCAATTTCTGGTGTTATATATAATACCGGGAATGTTAATTTAAGCGATTACCTAAACAATCGATCATCATTAAGTACGAAAAATAAATTTTTATACGACCCCTTTAATGCATTAGCATCGCAAACGGGCGGGGCAGTTGGTCTTACAGGACCCTTAACACTAACAAATGGAACTATAACACTGACCTAAAATGATAAATGAATTGACTGAAGACAATTTTATGATGTATGCCATTAAAAATTATGATAATCCTTCTTGCATTGGGATGGATGAATTTTTGGATGATTTGAAAAGATTTAAGTACATTAAGCGATTGTTAAGAAAACATAATGTAGGTAAAGAATTAAAAGAACGATTGATATTAAATCATATAATTGTTCTTGGTAATTTATTTGGTGTTGAAGCAACAACAAAGATGTTGTTTTATAAATTAGAGAAAAAATTTTGGCCTCAGGTAAAAACATTTCTTGTGTTTTTAAACTATATGCCATTAAAGATAATAGTGTCTCCTGGAATAGAGATCTTAGATAAAGACATTCCTATAGATGAATCAATACTAGAAGATTTAAAGAGGATTTAATGGGAAAATTTGTAGACTCAGTCATCGCATTTAGAATACTACATATGTTGGTTGTTCCTTTTGAGAACACCGAAGCTTTTCGTCTTGGCATAATCGATAAGACGGGTAAAGAACTAATGAAGATGCGAGATCTTAATACTGTCGAAGAAAGAGATGCCTACACCCTGCTTCACAGATTAGTTTTCCGATTAAAAAGAATTATAAATAAAGTACCAATAGAAAATAAAAAATTAGTGTCACTTGCTGCGGCATATGCTTTAATTAAAGAAGATCTTGCTAACGGTAAAGAGTCAATTAACCTTGAAGAGAAATTTTTATTAAAGCTTAACGAGGACCTAACAATAGAACTAATGGAAGTAAATGCAGCACTAGATAAAAGTAAAATTTTATCTTTTAGACAATTTGTTTCAGAAGAAGGTGAAGGTGCACCCGCAAATAATGCGGCTGCAACTGCAGGTGTGGCAGGCTTAGATAAAAATCCCCCAGTAAATAAAAAAGCACAAAGAAAATGGACATCTACTAATAGCATGTTCAAAAGAGGAAAACCGAATGCCTGAACAAGAAGAATTACAACGCATAACAGTATTAGAAACAGAAGTTAAGGGAATTACCCGAACTGTGGAAAAGCTTGAAGGTAGGATTGATTCCAATTATTCTACTCTACATCATCGCATAAGTGAAATGCGCGATGACATGATTACCAATATTGAAACCAAACATGACAAGGTTATGGAAAAACTCGATGAACAAACCAAGGCTAGTACAGATCAACATAAAGCTATTTCAGATAAAATGGCTGCCATCGAAAAATGGCGCTGGATGGTAATGGGCGGCGCTATTGCTGCAGGCTACGTTTTGGCTCATATTAAATTGGAAAAGTTGTTCTAAACACTTGACTTCTCCCTAAAATTATATTATAATAAAGACTCTAATGGGAGTCTCGTTTTGTCTTTATTCACTGATCTTAAATATCTCAAACTAATAAGTAACCGCTTGCCTCTGTTCAAACAAAAGAGCGAACGCCTTTACAACTGCAGATGTATTCTTTGCGGAGACTCATCAAAAAAACAAAGTAAAACACGTGGTTATTTTTATGTTGCTAAAAATGATTTGTATTATAAGTGTCATAATTGTAGTGTTTCCATGCACTTTGGTTCATTCCTAAAACAACTAGATAGTTTTCAGTATAACCAATATGTAATGGAACGATATAATGAAGGCTTGCCAATGAACAAGCCACATCAAAAGATTGAGGACAAATTTAGAAAGGAAGAGCCTGTTTTTGAGAAGAAGGAAGAGACATTATTAGATAAAATATTGGATAGGCTTGATACTTTACCCGAAGACAATGAAGCAGTTCAGTTCTGTCTTAAAAGAAAAATTCCAAAGGCAATGTTCAACCGTTTGTACTTTATTTCCAACATAAAGCACATCGTGCAACTTTCTGATAAATATAAAGACAAAATAACAACAGAAGAACCTAGGTTAGTTATTCCTTTTTATAATAATATTGGTCAACTCTCAGGAGTAACTTGCAGAGGATTGCGAGGAGAATCCTTAAGATATTTGGTTATTAAAATTAAAGAGGACGATGCCTTGATATTTGGAATGAATGAGGTTGATAAAAACAAACCAATTTATGTAACTGAGGGTCCATTGGATAGTTTGTTTTTACCAAATGCAATCGCAGTAGGTGGTACATCTTTCGGTAAAATGGAATTATTAGATTTGCCAAAAGATAAATTGGTTATGATTATTGATAACCAACCGAGGAATAAGGATGTTGTCCGAGTGCTTGACAAGGTTATAGAACGGCATTATAATGTGGTTATATGGCCTCAGAACATTGAAGAAAAGGACATAAATGAAATGGTTGAAAATGGTATTGATGCTGCCAAAATTGTAGCAAAAAATATATTTTCAGGTTTGGAAGCTAAAATGAAATTTACAGAATGGAAAAGGTGCTAAATATGAAATCCGCGATTGTTACAGTAGTTACAGATCCAGAAACAGGTGAATTAATTTTACCATTAGATAACGAAATTTTTGATGAGACAGGTTGGGAAATTGGCGACACTTTAGAATGGATAGACCAAAAAGATGGTTCTTGGTTGTTGAGGAAACAAGAAAAAGAATGGGTATTAGTTGAATGTGTTAGTACATTCCGTCAACGCTATATGGTTCAAGTACCAAAGGGTAAAAAAGAATGGGCTATGGACACCGTGGTCATGCATGAAGCAAAGGAATTCAGTCAAGAACACTTAGGCGAACAAATTGTTAATCATCGGGTTGTGTCCGAGGAAGATGCATTAAAAATGTGCGATGAGGACAATGATTATGCAAGAGCATGGAGCGATGAGCATAAGATCAATACATTCTTTACCAAAGAGGGAGAACAGGAAATATGAAAGTTTACATAAACAATTACAAGGGTCACTGGCTTTCTCCATATATAATTATGGAGAAAGTTCTTTTCTGGAAGAAGTGGACCGATCCAAAATTTGATTTATACGATGATGGAAATGAACACTATACCAATTGGTTAGTAAAGCCAATGACATTGGTACAAAAGTTTCTTGATATCGTTGATCCTAAAATTAATTATGTAAAAATTGATCGTTGGGATACTTGGTCGATGGATCACACATTGGCATATATCATTTTGCCAATGCTAAAACAACTTAAAAAAGATAAACATGGTGCACCCTTTGTCGATGACGAGGATGTGCCAGACGAATTGAAAAGTACATCAGCCCCGCCTAAAGAAAATGAATGGGATACCGATGCTAACCACTTCAAACGGTGGGACTGGGTAATGGATGAAATGATTTTTGCATTTGAATGTAAAAATGACGATCATTCAGACGATAAATTTTCTTCAGGTGAACACGATATTAAGTGGGTGCCGGTGGACAAGGACGGGAATGAAGTGCCAAAAGGCGATCACAAGTTTTTTAAAATGGATAAAGGCCCTAAGGACACTTATACGTGTGACTATGAAGGCATGAAAGTGCAGCATGATAGAATAAAAAATGGCTTTAGATTGTTTGGTAAATACTACGAAGGATTGTGGGATTAAATGGATAACAATAAACAAGCATTTGATACTTGGTTATTTGATACCTTTGAATTAAGAGAAATACCAACTGCCAAAGTTAGAGAATTACTATGGCAGGCATGGCAAGCTGCAATAAAATATGAACAAGATAAACCAATGAGAACATATAGATGGGATGGTGTTTTGCGTTGAAAGTTAAATTACACTCATACTCCCAACCCGCAGAATACTTTGCAGAGAATATGACAGAACTCGTAGCATTTTGTGCTAGAGTTTCAAATCCATCTAATCAAGGCAATAAGGAAACTTCTGAAAAGTTAATTAAATATCTTATTGCCAATAAGCATTGGTCTCCTTTGGAAATGGTTTCTCTTACCCTTGAGATTGAAACAACAAGAGACATTGCAAGACAAATGTTACGGCATAGGTCGTTTTCATTTCAGGAATATAGTCAACGATATGCTGATCCAACAAAAGATTTAAATTTTGTCGTACGTGATGCTCGTAAACAGGATCAGAAAAACAGACAAAATTCTGTAGATTTAGATTATACCAATTCAGAGGATAGAGAATTAGACCGTTTATGGAAAGAAAAACAACAAGGTGTAATAAAAGCATCTATGGATGCATATAAATGGGCTATCAGTAACGGTATTGCAAAAGAACAAGCAAGGGCGGTATTACCCGAGGGTAATATGGAAAGTCGTCTTTATATGGCTGGGACTTTACGTAGTTGGATACACTATATTCAGCTCAGGTCCGAAAACGGCACACAAAAAGAACATATTAAAGTTGCAAAAGCATGCGCTGAGGCTATTTCTAAGATTTTTCCGCTAACTAAAGATTTGCAATTAGATATATAAGTTATGTGGATACTATCTTTTCTTCCTAATTGGATTTTTCATGCAATACTCGCAACAGGTATAATAACCGTAATTGCGAGTACTTTTCTTGGGTTCCTTCCCTTCATTCGAACCTACGCAATCCCCGCAAAAATAATAGGCTATATACTTGTAGCACTAGGTCTTTTCCTTGAGGGCGGTTTAGTAAATAATGCTGTATGGGAAGCTAGAGTAAGAGAAATGGAAGAAAAAGTAGCAAAAGCCGAGGTAGAATCTGCAAAAGAAAATATAAAAATTGTGGAAAAGATTGTAAGGAAAACCGAATACATTACTAGACGAGGTAATGATATTGTTACATATGTGGACAGAGAGATAGTTAAATATGATACAAAATTTGCACCAGGTGGTATTTGTGAGATCCCTAAAGAATTTATCAAAGCACATAATGATGCTGCAGACCAACCAAAATGAATATATTTAAGTATTTTACTTTAGTTTTATTTTCTGTTACATTAACAGCCTGTTCTACAACAGTTCCTGTTACTGCAAAATTTCCAGATGTACCCGAAAGCCTTTTAAATAAGTGTCCTCAACTTGAAAAATTAAAAGAAGATGCTAAGCTAAGTGATATATCTAAAACAGTAGCAATAAATTATACGACATATTATGAATGTGCAGTCAAAAATGATGCATGGGTTGAATGGTATCGAATTCAAAAACAAATTTTTGAATCAGTAAAATAATAAAAATTGGAGTAAGAATGACTAAAGATGTAGTCCATGGGATTAATGTCAATTATACTAGAGATAGTTTATTTGATGAATTGGGAATTAAAAGATTAAAAGAAAGTTATATGACAGAAGATGAGGTTTCTCCTCAGGAAAGGTTCGCATATGTATCCAAAGCGTTTGGCACTAATGAGAAGCATTCACAGAGACTTTATGAGTACTCATCCAAGCATTGGCTTTCTTATTCTACTCCCATTCTTAGCTTTGGTCGCAGTAAGCGTGGTCTTCCTATTTCTTGTTTTTTACCTTATCTCGATGACAGTGCTGAAGGTTTGGTTAGTACTCTCGCGGAAGTAAATTGGCTCAGTATGCTGGGCGGAGGAGTTGGAATTGGTATTGGAATTCGTTCAGCGGATGATAAGTCGGTTGGAGTTATGCCCCACCTTCGCACATATGACGCATCATCTCTCGCTTATAGACAAGGTAGGACTCGTAGGGGTAGTTATGCCGCTTATCTTGATATTTCTCATCCGGATATTCTCATATTTTTAGAAATGCGTAAACCAACAGGTGATCCTAATATGAGGACACTTAATTTACATCACGGTATTAATATTACTGATAACTTTATGCAATTAGTTGAAAAATGTATGTTGGATAAAGATGCAGATGATACATGGGAATTAAAAGATCCTCATTCCGGAGAAGTACGTGATACTATTTCAGCTAGAGAATTATGGCAACGTATTATTGAAATGAGAATGCAAACAGGTGAACCATATCTACATTTTATTGATACCAGTAACAGAGCGATGCCAGATTTTCAGAAGAAGCTTGGTTTAAGTATCAAACAATCTAATTTATGTTCTGAGATTATTTTACCTACAGATAAAGAACGCACCGCGGTATGTTGTTTGTCATCTTTAAATTTGGAGTACTACGATGAATGGAAATCTGACCCTCTCTTCCTTGCTGATGTTGCTGAAATGCTTGATAATGTTCTACAGTATTTTATTGATAATGCACCTAGTGCCATTTCCAGGGCTATTTACTCTGCTCGGAATGAGCGTAGCATTGGTATTGGAGCCCTAGGCTGGCACGCCTTTTTACAAAAAAATAATATTCCTTGGGAATCGTCCATGGCAGTGGGAAGAAACCTACAAATTTTTAAGCATATTCGAAAAGGATTAGATGAAGCAAATCTTAAATTAGGACATGAGAGGGGCGAGGCGCCCGATGCTGCAGGTACAGGTAGACGTTTTTCTCATATGCTTGCTATTGCTCCTAACGCTTCTTCTTCTATTATTATGGGAAATACTTCTCCTTCCGTTGAGCCATTACGTGCTAACGCCTATAGACAAGATACACTAAGTGGTTCTATGCTTAATAAAAATAAATGGCTTGATAGAGTTATTCAAGATCATTTATCTAGCGATAGTGGAACAATATCTCAAAATGATTATAATGACATTTGGTCTTCAATTATTGCGAATGACGGGTCAGTACAACACTTAACTTGGATGAATGATTGGACAAAAGATGTATTTAAAACATCTATGGAAATAGACCAACGCTGGGTTATCCAACACGCCGCCGATAGACAGCAATATATAGATCAAGCACAATCTGTTAATCTGTTCTTTAGACCAGATGCAAATATTATGTATTTGCATGCTGTACATTTTATGGCATGGAAGCAAGGATTGAAAACCCTTTACTATTGCCGCTCTGAAAAGATTGGCAAAGCAGATAAAGTCTCTAAAAGAATTGAAAGAGAAGTTATTAAAGAATTAGATATGAAAGCAATAATTGAGGGTGATACTTGTTTGGCTTGCGAAGGTTAAATATGCAAACACCATTTTTACATGAACAATACGTCAGATACACATGCCAAAGGTGTGGACACGACGCTCATTGTCAGGGCTCCTGCCCTTCTAACCCTTGTTCTTGTAATAAGTGCGAATGCGCGGAATGCCGAGATAAAGACGATAATATTGTCAAGGGAAATAATTAAATTATGTAAGAAGAATGCCCATTATGCGGCGGTAAACATCTAAAAATAAGGAAATAAAATGGCAACGAAAAAAGAAACAGTAGTTAACGAAAAAATTATTGAAGCAGTTAACGAAGCAATGGTAAGCGAAGCAACAGGCAAAAAGTGGTACTATAGTAAAACTTTCTGGGCTAATATTGTAGCAGGTGTATTAGTAATAGTACAAACAAATTATGGCTTTGTAGTTCCTGCGGAATATCAAATGCTTTTAATGGGTGCTATTAATATGGGCCTAAGAAAGATTTCTAGCGGCGAAGTAACTTGGTAATATATGGCCTACTCAGATAAGGTAATCGATCATTACGAAAACCCTCGGAATGTAGGCAAGTTTGAGACAGACGACACAATCGGCACAGGTATGGTGGGGGCACCTGCTTGTGGCGACGTCATGAAACTACAAATAAAGGTAGAAGATGGTATTATTAGAGATGCTCGCTTCAAGACATATGGATGTGGTTCCGCAATCGCTTCTAGTTCACTCGTTACAGAATGGGTCAAAGGGAAAACATTGGATGAAGCATTCACTATCAAAAATAGTGCCATTGCTGAAGAACTTGCTCTCCCGCCAGTAAAAATACATTGTTCTATTTTAGCAGAAGATGCTATAAAGGCTGCAGTATTAGACTATAAGAAGAAACATGATCTCGTTAACTGAAAAAGCATATGATAAAATTAAAACTCAACTTCAGAAACGGGGTAAGGGTGTTGGTATTAAACTAGGCGTAAAAACTACAGGTTGTAGTGGATTGGCATATACACTTGAATATGTGGATAAGTATGAAGAAACCGTAGGTGTAATTAATTACGCACATAAAGATTTTATAGTTTTAGTTGATATAAAAAGTGATATATATCTGAAAGGATTGACCATGGATTGGGTTAGAAATGGTCTAAACGAGGGATTCGATTTTAAAAATCCAAACGAACGAGACCGCTGTGGTTGCGGAGAAAGTTTTAGGGTATAAATGGCACATATCGTAGCAAATCTTCCTACAGTAAAATGTTTTGTTCGCAAAGAATTTCTTTATGATTTTGAAAAAGGTCACGGAGAACTTGAACCTTGCTGGTGGGTTAGTGTTAAGTCTCTAAGAGGCCAAGCATTTCGTATTGAATCATATCTAAATAATTATGGCGCATTGTATGATAAATTACCTCTGCATGCATATTGTTGGAAACCAATTGAGGGAGAACCTCTACCTTTAGATTATCTTCAGTTGTGGGATTGCCTTTCATATGATATAGCTGTTATAAAGAAAGCACAGTTACAATCAATGAAGTGTAAGTTTAAATTAAAAAATGGAGATTGGATGTATGGTGTTTATCTTTTTACAGTTGATAGTGCTCATCCTGATTTTAACACACTTGATACAGGTTTTAGCGAGGATGTCGAGGATCACAAGTCTTATAATTTCATCCAGTGTGATAATGGTCAGTTTGCTGCTCAGCCAAATAATCGTTTAATCATATTAGAACCAAGTAGTAATCCAAAAGAACTAAAATACCCAGACTTTAAAGTTGCAACAAAGAAATGGTCAGTTGAAACGGATTCAAAATGGGCACTCGGCGAAACTAACACAGTAATGTACGAGGGACAAAAATGATAACCATAACAGAATCAGCAAAGACAAAAATTTTAGATCTTTTTATAGAAGAGGGTAATCCCGATTTATGTTTAAGGACATTTGTACAAGGTGGTGGTTGTAGTGGAATGAGCTATGGGTTTACATTTGATGAGGTAATGAATGAGGATGATTTTGAAATACCTCTCGAAAAAACTAAAATATTAATAGATGCTATGAGCATGCAGTATCTACAAGGTGCAAGCATAGATTACAAAGAAGATATACAAGGCTCACAGTTTGTTATAAAAAATCCAAATGCGGAAACAACCTGTGGTTGTGGTAGTAGTTTTTCTGTATAAAAAGAATAGGCAAAAATGAAAAAGACAAAAATGACGGATGATAGAAATTCGTTTAAACCCTTTAATTACCCCTGGGCATATGATGCATGGTTAAAACATGAACAAAGCCATTGGTTACATACCGAAGTACCCATGCATGAGGATGTTAAAGATTGGAAAAAGAAATTATCAAATGAAGAAAAACAATTCCTTACGCACATCTTCCGATTCTTTACTCAGGGAGATATTGATGTCGCTGGTGGATATGTCAAAAATTATCTACCTTACTTTCCGCAACCTGAAATAAGAATGATGCTTATGGGTTTTGCAGCCCGTGAGGCATTACATATTGCGGCATATTCTCATTTAATTGAGACACTAGGATTACCAGAAACAACTTACAATCAATTTCTAGAATATCAAGAAATGAAAGATAAGCATGACTTTGTTCTTGATATTTCATCTAAGAATGGTACGATTGCTTCAACCGCAGAACATATTGCGGTGTTCAGCGCATTTACTGAAGGTATGCAACTATTCAGTTCCTTTATTATGTTACTTAACTTCCCTCGTATGGGTAAGATGCGCGGTATGGGACAAATTGTTACTTGGTCTATTGTTGATGAAACACAACACGCCGAGGGCATGATTAAATTATTCCGTAACTACATCGAAGAAAATAAGGAGATATGGAATGATACTCTCAAAGAAAAGATCTACTCGATTGCGGAGAAGATGGTTAGTCTTGAAGATAAGTTTATTGAACTGTCTTTCAAATCTGGCGCTATCGAAGGGTTAACAGAGAACGACGTAAAGGAATATATTCGTTACATTGCTGACAGACGTCTAATTAGTCTTGGACTAAAAGGCATCTTTAAGCGTAAAAAGAATCCTTTACCATGGGTTGAAGAAATGATCAATGCTCCAACGCATACTAATTTCTTTGAAAACAGAGCAACAGACTACGCAAAAGGTGCCTTGTCAGGAAACTGGCATGATGTGTGGGGAAAGGCTGCATGAAAAATTTTGATGAGATAAGAGAAAGAAAGTATCCTGATGGTACTTTAATTAATAAAAAATTACCTCCTGCATATGCTTTAGGTAATAGTAAAGAAAATTGCGCAAATTGTGGGGCATATGTACCAGGAACAAAATATTGTAAAACCTGGGATGCTAAGGTGAAACCTAATTATTGGTGTAAAAAATGGATTCCGATAAAAAAACAAACTACGTAATAGTTCGCAGACAAATTTGTGATACGTGTGAACATAAAAAAATTATTATTGGTGCAAAATTTTGTGATTCGTGCGGTTGCGCCATATGGGGCAAGACATTAATTAAATGGGAAAAATGCCCTGAAGGTAAATGGAATGCCGAAGAAAATTGATTATGCACATATGACGGCTGCGGAGGCATATGCAGATCTATCTTATGCGAGAAGATTAAAGGTTGGTGCTATTATAACTAAAGATGATAGGGTTATATCTATAGGTTATAATGGTACTCCTGCGGGATGGGATAACAACTGTGAAGATGTAATACGAGAAACTTTTACTTATGGTGTCGGTCAATCCATCGAAGAATACGAAGGTGCAAACTATACATTAAAGACTAAAGCTGAGGTAATTCATGCTGAGTCAAATGCTATAGGTAAATTAGCTCGTTCGACAGAATCAGGCGAGGGCGCTACAATGTATATTACCCATGCACCTTGTTTTGAATGTAGTAAAATGATTCATGTGGCAGGTATAAATAAAGTATTCTATCGTACCCCTTATAGAAATACTAATGGTATAGAATTTTTAAATCAATGTAAAATTGAAGTGGAGCAAATATGAGTAATAAAATTATAGGAATTACTTGCAGTACTTTTGATCTCTTTCATGCTGGTCATGTTATCATGCTTGAAGAGGCAAAAAGACAATGCGATCATTTAATCGCAGCAATCCAAGTCGACCCAACAATCGACAGGTTAAGTAAAAACAAACCCGTACAATCCATAATCGAACGACAAATACAAGTTGCAGCTTGTAAACACGTCGATGAGATTATTGTATATTCTACAGAAAAAGAACTTGAAGATATCTTTATGTCTTTACCTATTGATGTTCGTATCTTGGGTGAAGAGTATAGAGATACTGAGTACACAGGCAAAGTTATCTGTGAGAAAAGAAAAATTGACATTTATTTTAACAAGCGAGATCATTACTTTAGTTCATCAGATCTAAGAACAAGAGTATTTGAAACTGAAGCAAAGAAGAGAGGAATCGACACATGGCAAAAAATAAACACCACGAGTGCATCGAATGTGATGCCGTCTTCAAGATAAAACATGATCTTGACGAACGTCATTATAATGTAGGGTTTTGTCCATTCTGCGGTGCCACTATAGATGAAGATCAAATAGATGAGCAATACGAAGATCTCGACAACGACGACGAAGACCTGTCCTAAGTGTGGGATACAACACAACAAGCCCGGTAAATTTTGCACCCGGGCTTGTGCCAATTCAAGGCAATGGTCGGAGGAACAGAAACAAGTATTCTCTGAAAAGCAAAAAGATTATATGGCTCGGGATGAGTCAGAATATCACAGATATAAGAAATCTGTACAGACATCCATGTTCATTAAGACTGGCACAATGGGCAAAGGTTTGGCAACCGAGCGACTCGAGGATGTAATGACGGATCCTGAGGACTATTTCATAGTCCCACCCCGTGTGGATACCGACAGATACTCCGAAGATGGAGATATATGGGAAATTATAGAACAATAAATACTTATTTAGATAGGTGTTTATGTGGCTTTATAATAATATTCCCTTTGAGGAAATACCAGAAACTGCGTATGGTTATGTATATTTGATTACAAATACTGTTACTGGACGGAAATACATAGGTAAAAAACTTTTTTGGTTTCGTAAAACTAAACAGGTTAAGGGCAAAAAGAAGCGTATAAAGGTCGAATCAGATTGGCGAGATTATTGGTCCTCATCCGAAGAAGTTAAAAAGGATGTAGAGACAGTTGGAACAGATAAATTTATAAGAGAGATATTACATATTTGTCCCAATAAGGGATCTTGTAATTATCTTGAGGCAAGAGAACAAATGGATCGCAGAGTATTGGAAACTGAAGATTATTATAATGGCCAAATACAATGCAGAGTACATAGAACGCATATAAAAATAGGAAAATAATATGCCAGTTATATTCACAGGCGGAGTGGCAATATCAAACGGGCTATCCGTATTTGTGCCGCTTCCCCCACTTAGTTTAATAGATTATCTAATAGTTGCAGGTGGGGGCGGAGGTGCCGGTAATAGCGGGGGAGGCGGTGGTGCTGGAGGATTAAGACAATCTACCGTAACTATTGCCCCAGGCACCCCATATACTATTACTGTTGGCAGCGGAGGTTCTGCAGGGCAGGCCAATGCCGGTGCTCTTCAACAGGGCGGCAAAGGCGCCAATTCATCATTAATAGGCGGTGTGGTTAGTATTTCCACTACTGGCGGAGGTGGCGGGGTCGGCGCAGATCAAGGGCCAGGTACGCTTCCGGGACAAAATGGCGGATCCGGCGGAGGTGGTTCTGGAGGACACCCATTAGGAGGCACAGGAAATGAAGGCAGTTATAGTCCGGTAGAAGGATACGCAGGCGGCACAGGCACTACTTCACCCGCGTATTTGGGTGGCGGTGGCGGTGGCTCTGCTTCTGCAGGTGTAAATGCAAATGGGATAACACCGGGTGTTGCTGGTAATGGTGGAGCTGGCACATCATCTAGTATAACTGGATTAAATTACGCAGGCGGCGGTGGAGGCGGAACTAGAAATGGACCAGGTACACAAGGTACAGGTGGCACAGGCGGCGGTGGCGCTGGTAATTTCAGTAATAATGCCGGCATAGATGGTAATACTAATACTGGTGGTGGCGGTGGCGGTGGCGGTTGGGCTAGTTCGTATGGAGGGGTGGGAGCAACCGGCGGGTCTGGATTAGTTGTTTTGCGTCATCCTTCTGCATATTCTGCTGCAAATACCACAGGAGCTAATGTAGTTGTAACATCTTCAGGTGGAAATGTTGTATACAACTTCTATAGCTCAGGAACAATCACATTTAGTTAGGAACATAATATGTCAATTACAATCACAGGCGGAATGGCATTAGTAGGCGGCGCGTTATATGCATCTGAACCACCTCCACCTGTCCCACTTAGTTCAGTACAATATTTAGTTGTTGCGGGGGGCGGTGGTTCAGGGGCCACTGTTGGTAATGATGGTGGTGTTGCTGGAGCTGGCGCAGGAGGATTAATAACCAATAGTGCATTGGCAGTCACTCCCGGTACGTTATATACAATAACAGTTGGCGCAGGTGGTGCTGGAGGTATAGGTTCTGCTAACGTAGAAGCTACTCTTGCAGGTGCAAATGGCGCAAATACTTCGATAACTGCAGCATCCTATGCATCAAATGTAATTGCCATTGGCGGCGGTGGCGGTGGCGGTATAACTTCTGCTACTGGTTATGCAGGAAAACCTGGAGGATCAGGTGGAGGTGGAGGCTATGGTCCTGCTCCAACGGCAGGTGCTGCCGGAACAGGGACGCCTGGACAAGGCAATCCTGGTGGGTCGGGTTCACCTGGTAATAATTATGGAGGTGGGGGTGGAGGTGGTGCAGGAGCAGTTGGTGGATCTGGCGGAGCTGGTGGTGCTGGTTCAGGCGGAGACGGATCACCCTCTACAATAACAGGTGCTAATGTGTATTATGCTGGCGGTGGTGGTGGCGGCACATGGAACGGTAGAGGAACTGCAGGCACAGGCGGTTTAGGTGGCGGTGGCGCAGGGGCGGTGGGCTCAGGTTTGGGTACTGTAGGTACCGTAAATACTGGAGGTGGTGCAGGCGGTGGAGGAACCTCCCCAAGCGGATCACCATTTATTAATGGTGTTGCTGGTGGTTCTGGTATTGCGTTTATTCGTTATCCAAATACATTTGCAACTGCAACAACCACAGGTTCACCAAACGTAACCTATGCCAATGCCAACATCATCTACAGATTCTGGCAATCCGGAACAATTATTTTTAATTAGGAAACAATATGGCATTAACAATTAGCGGCGGTGTAATATTTTCAGGGCTTACCCTTACCCCTCCACCTCCGCCACCACCACCCTTTACATTAAGTTATCTATTAGTAGCAGGCGGGGGTGGCGGCGGCGGGGCATTTTATGCTGGAGGCGGCGGTGCTGGAGGCTATATTGCCAATAGTATTGTGGTGCCCACCTTATCTTCGTATAGTTTTAATTTTACACTGGGGGGCGGGGGTGCTGGGGGCGGTGCAGCAGGTGCAAGTGGCACCCCGTCAACCCTATCTTCTGCAGCATTTAGTGCAAATCTTATTGCCGTAGGTGGTGGTGGTGGCGGTACAAATGATGGCGTTAACTTTAATGGACTATCTGGCGGATCGGGTGGCGGAGCAGCAAATCCATCTGGCAACTCAGGACCAGCTAATACTGGAGGTGCAGGTACAGCTGGACAAGGAAATCCTGGCGGAATTGCAAATTCAAGACCACCCCTTGGACAAACTGGAGGTGGGGGCGGTGGTGCTGGTACTGCAGGAAGAACAGGTCCCTTGCAAGGTCAAGGTGGTGACGGTAATGCATGGATAAATGGTAATTACTATGCAGGCGGAGGAGGAGGTGGGCAAGATTATAATTTTGCTAACCTATCACCTTCTCCTGGTGGTTTAGGCGGCGGCGGTCGAGGATCCGGCGCAAATCCTCCGGGAACAACATTCCTTGCTCTTGCAGGCAACGTAAATACTGGGGGCGGTGGCGGCGCAGGTTCCCATCCGGCAGGTGGAGCCACTGCCGGAGGATCTGGAGGATCAGGGGTAGTTATTTTTGCACATCCTTCGTACTTTACCGCAACATCTAATATTACAGGTAGTAATACTGTTACTACTTTAGATGGCAATGTATATTATACATTTACTGGTCCTGGCACAATAAGATTCGTTGGATAAATTTATGCAAACGCAAAACATCATTTTCAGATTCTGGCAATCTGGAACAATTACATTTAGGTAGGAAATAAGATGCCAATTACAATCTCAGGCGGCGTATCACTTTCAGGATTTAATTTAACACCTCCTCCACCTTCTCCTCCACCGGTACTTAGTTCAGTAGAATATCTGGTAGTAGCTGGCGGTGGTTCGGGCGCAAGTGCTCCTAATTTAGGGTGCGGTGGTGGTGGTGCAGGAGGATATGTAGCAAATACTGCATTACCTATTACCATAGGGTCTCTCATAACAGTAATTGTTGGAGCAGGTGGAACAGGCGTAAGCGGCACCGGCGGCGGCGGCAATAATGGTTCGAACTCATCTATCTTGGCTTCGAGTAATGTTATAGCTATTGGTGGAGGCACGGGTGGTTTTTATGGTCCATATACAAATGCCACAGCAGGTGGTTCAGGTGGCGGAGCATCGTGGAACGGAGCCGATCATACCACATATGGGGCAGGACTACAACCTACTAGTGCTAGTGGAGGATTTGGTAATCGTGGTGGTACTGGCGGAGCTTATTCAGGCGGAGGCGGAGGTGGAGCAGGTGCTGCAGGTGAGGACGGGGCGAGCGTTGGCACTACAGGCAAAGCGGGTGGTATCGGTAAAGTTTCGACAATCATTACTACAACACAAGCCACAACTTATAATATAGGAAATGTTGTTGGCAGTAATGTATATTTCGCCGGCGGCGGCGGTGGGGGTGGAGCAAGTGCCGCAGGTGGAGCTGGTGGAGCTGGTGGTGGCGGAGCAGGCGCCACCGGCGCGAGTATACCAGGAACAAATGGAACTTCAGGCACAGGCGGTGGTGGTGGAGGAGTTTCATACCCAGCAGGATCAGCAAGTGGAGGGAACGGCGGAAAAGGTGTAGCTATTATTAGATATGCAGATACATACACAGCCGCATCGAATACTACGGGCAGTCCAAATGTTATTATAGAAGGTGGATATAGAATATATATTTGGACCAGCTCAGGAACAATCACATTTTAATTAGGAAATAAGATGCCAATTACAATCACAGGCGGAGCAACAATATTTGGAGGCGCAACATATATACCTCCTCCCCCACCTCCTCCCCCTACTACGTTAGAATTTATAGTTGTTGCAGGCGGCGGCTCCGGTGGAGGATATGATGCAATTGGCTCAGGTGGCGGTGGTGCTGGTGGATATCGTTCTTCAATCGCCGGCGAATCTTCAGGTAGAGGTGCAAATGCAGAATCTGTCTTAACTGGTATTAGTTCAAATGTAACATACACTATTACAGTTGGTGCAGGTGGTGCAAGCGTAAATGGTGAAGAAACTTCCGGATTTAAAGGTAGTAACTCGTCCATATCTGGTAGTGGTATAACAACAATTACATCACTTGGTGGCGGCGCTGGCGGACCAAACAGCTCTGGCACTTCGCCTCGCCGTTATGACACAGAAGGTGTTGGTAATGGTGGTAGTGGTGGAGGTGCCGCCCAAATTATGGGTGTACAAGGTTTAGGAACTACCGGCCAGGGATATGATTGCGGTACAAATAATAGTAACGATAACGGTTCGGGTGGTGGTGGTGCAGGTGGTCAAGGTGGCACAGCCGCTACAGAGGGCTTTGGTGGCATTGGGGTAAAAAGCAATGCAACAATTCCTTTCACTGGAACAGCATCAGTATTTTCCTCAAATAATACATTAACTGTAACCGCAGTTAGTGATGGAATAATTGATGTAGGTACACAAGTTACTGGTACCGGAATTCCAGCTAATTCGTATATAATTGCAAGAGGTACGGGTACAGGTAGTACAGGTATTTATTACATGAATGTAAACGGTACAGCTACAAATACAGGAGTAGCAATTACTAGTACAGGTAGGTATTATGCAGGTGGCGGCGCAGGACGTAGAGTAGGGTATGGCGGCGCAGGCGGCGGTGGTGCAAAACCAGGGCAAACTAATGCCATTGCAAACTGCATATTAGACGGAGCAGAAAATACCGGTGGAGGCGGAGGTGGCGGTGGTCCAAGCGGTGCAGGCGGTAAAGGTATAGTAATTATACGTTATCCTGATACTTACACAGCAGCTACTACAACTACCGGCTCACCTACAATAACAGTAAGTGGTGGATATAGAGTTTATCAATTTACCAGCTCAGGTACAATCTTATTTTAAGGAAATAATATGTTAATTTTAACAGGCGGCGCAGTATTATCTGGCGGCGCACAATACATCGAACCACCGCCACCCCCACCCCCGCCCTTTACATTATCATATCTATTGGTTGGCGGAGGCGGCGGTGGAGGTGCCAATTATTATGGTGGCGGCGGTGGTGCAGGTGGATATATTGCAAACAGTTTTGTATTATCAACAGGAGTGTTTGCTAGCTTTGCCGTTACACAAATAGGTGGCGGTGGTGCAGGAAATGCTGGCGCGCCATATGGCGGTAACTGGGGCGAACCCGGTACACCCTCAATCTTAGCTTCTCCGTTAACAGGCACATTAACTGCTGCAGGCGGTGGCGGTGGCGGCACAGGATACTTCTCACCACAGTACAATGGTCGTCCCGGGGGATCGGGCGGAGGTGCAGGAAATTCAGCAGGTAGTGGAGGCCCAAACAATACGGGCGGTACAGGTACAGCAGGACAGGGAAATCCTGGCGCCCCAGGAAATTCAAGAACAGGTGGCGGACAGTATGGCGGTGGGGGCGGTGGCGCTGGTACTACAGGAAAAACTGGAACATTACAAGGATATGGCGGCGATGGTAATGCATGGGTAAATGGTAATTATTATGCCGGCGGCGGCGGTGGAGCTGCAGATTATAGTTTTTCTCCCGTTGCTCCTAGTCCCGGTGGCCTCGGCGGAGGCGGACGGAGCGGCGGAGAGAATCCGCCAGGTACAGCATTCCAGGCTGTTGCCGGTAACGTAAATACCGGCGGTGGAGGTGGTGCTGGTGCACACACCGCCACATCGGCAAGCGGAGCTGGCGGATCAGGCGTGGCTATTTTTGCACATCCTGCATATTTTACTGCAACATCTAATATTACAGGTAGTAACACTGTTACTACTTCAAATGGCAATGTATATTATACATTTACTGGACCAGGAACGATAACATTTACCGGATAACCGTATGATAATAACAGGAATGAGACAACAAGGTGGAATGACAATTTCTCCTCCGGCAGCCCCCGTATTGCAGGGTAGTTTATCCTTTAATGGCACAAGTCAATATTTAAATACCCCGTCAAGTTCTGCGTTTGCTTTTGGAACAAACGATTTTACTATGGAAACCTGGATTTACCCCAATAATCTTTCTGGGCGTTTGTGGTATTTTAGTTCTGATCGTGATAATGTAGATCTTAATGGTAATGGGGGTATTTACTACTTTGGTGAAGGCGGTATACGCAATAGTGCTACTAATACAGTAATAACTGTAGGGACCTGGCATCATATTGCATTAGTAAGAGCAAGTGGAACTCTTACACTTTATGTAAACGGAGTTTCTGTAATGTCCCAAAGTGGCATAGGATATAATAGTACAGCAAATAGATCAATTGATATTGCATATAGTGCGGTGCAAGGTAATGGTTATTTTAATGGTCGTATAAGCAATTTTAGAATTGTTAGCGGCACAGCACTTTACATCGGATCAACAATTACTGTCCCTACCTCACCATTGAGTGCAATCGGGGGTACCCAATTATTATTAAACACCTCGAATGATGCTAATTTTCTAAAAGATTCGTCAACAAATAATATAACAATTACTAATAATGGTGCTGTAACAAGTTCTTCATTGAATCCGTTCTAAGGAAATATATGCTAATAAATGGGACAAGAATTAACGGAGGAATAACAGTTTCTCCTCCCCCGCCTCTCCCTGGTCCCACACTACGAGGTAGTTTAAGTTTTAACGGCACCAATCAATATTTGAGTTTAAATCCAGGTTTAACTATGAGCGCTGGAGCTTTTACAATAGAAGGCTGGTTTTATAATAATAGCGATTTTACTTCGAGGGGATGGTTAGGTACTACCAATGAATATGGTATGCATCTATTTACAACTGATGATTATAATATCATGTTAGATGTATCTGGCGGACATGGCACAATAACTTATACTTGGTCTCCTGGAACATTACAAACAAACACATGGCAATATATTATTTTAAACCGCAACCCCAATGGTTTAGAAACAATGTATGTAGGCACATTGGGTAGTCCAGGTGCACCTGTTACATGCTATCGTGCATCATTTGCAGCAGGTAATTTTGATCCTACTAGTTTTCCTGCAGGAACTTGTATAGATTCGTATGATTGGTATGGTTCATCTGATCAAGTGGGTAGATACTATGGTGGATATTTTCCCGGTTACATAACTAATTTTAGAGTTACTATAGGTGAAGCAAGATATGATACGAATAATAGTACAGTATCAGCTCCCAGTATAGAACTAACGATTGATGCATATACTGAATATTTAATGTTGGGTGCAGCTGTTACTACAGATTCATCAAGTACACAAACTGTCACCAACAACGGCACAGTGACACAGAGCGCAACGAAACCATTTTAAAATGCAAAAAACTATAGCATTATTTATCCATGACCCAAAATGCTCAGTGCAGAGTGGCAATGGTATTATGAAATCGTTAGGGAATAAGTATAGTTTTAAACTATTTTCCAAAAATAAACTAGAAAATAATTTCTTTGACGATGTAGATATGATAGCTGTTCCTGGCGGCATTGGGGATAGCAATAGTTACAAAAATTTATTCAAACATAACGAAACTAGTGTTATTGATTTTGTCAATCGTGGCGGCAAATATCTAGGCATCTGTATGGGTGCCTATTGGGCAGGTAGTCATTATCTTAACATATTAAATAAAGTGGATGCAGTACAATATATCACGCAACCAAAAACTGACACAAGGAGACCTCATGCTAAGAATATTGAAATCAACTGGGATGGAATTGACACAAAGATGTTTTTTTACGATGGTTGTGCTCTGGTTGGTAATGGAAACTACAAAACAATCGCTACTTATGCAAACGGTGATGCGATGGCGATTATTCAAAAGAACATAGGACTTATAGGTTGCCATCCTGAAAGCGAACAATTTTGGTATGATAGTTACAGTTGGCTAAAAGGAAAATACCATAACGGTGAGCATCACGCCTTACTGTTAAATTTTGTAGATAGGTTAATGGCTCAATGATTTTTGCAGCTATATTATTGGGAACAGCTTTAGCTATTTCAGGTATAGCAGGATATTTTTCAATCATGGGATTGACCTATATCTTTTCAGCTAGCCCAACTCCTATTCTAATAATGGGCGCAGCTCTTGAAGTGGGCAAACTTGTAACAGCATCCTACGTATATAGACAATGGAACAAAATAAACACATTGATGAAAACGTATTTTATTACCAGTGTTGTAGTTTTATCCCTACTAACATCCATGGGTATATTCGGATTCTTATCCAAAGCCCATAGCGATCAAAATTTAGTGTCAGGTGACGTGCTGGCAAAAATATCCATATATGACGAAAAGATTAAAGCAGCAAAGGATAATATTGATGCGAACCGTAAAGCTCTTAAACAAATGGATGAGGCAGTGGACCAAGTCATGGCAAGAAGCAGTTCAGAAACGGGTGCGGAGAAGGCAGTTACTATTAGACGTGCCCAGCAGAAAGAACGTGCAAGGCTTCAGTCTGAGATCCAAGCCGAACAGAAAATTGTTGCTGCCATTAGCGAGGAGCGTGCGCCAATCGCAGCTGAAGTACGAAAGGTCGAGGCCGAAGTAGGTCCTATAAAGTATATTGCAGCATTTATGTATGGGGCAACGGACACAAGTATATTGGAAAAAGCAGTATCATGGATGATTTTACTCATAATCATAGTGTTTGATCCGTTAGCTATTCTATTAGTAATAGGGGCAAACTCTATGCTACAGAGCGAAAAAAGGAGACCAAAAATTAGAAATTTGAGGAATTCAATAGAAATAGACAAAGGTTCGGTCTTTTCCATCAAGAACAAAGATTTGAATTAATATAAATATAAGTATAACATAAGAGAAAACAATGGCTCTAACACAAATTCAACAAGATGGACTATCGGCAAACGCAATTACTGCGGTTCATGCAACAATTAGTGGAGGCTCTGTAACCATTAATTCTTCAGGACAAACCGTTCTTGTAATAGAAACACTAAGTCCATTCCTATTGGCGGGAATGTAAGGAAAAAAAAATGACAATTAAATATAAAATTCTAGGACAGGCTTTTCCTGCAGCAAATGCAAATGCAACATTATATACCGTACCTGCAGGAAATAGTGCAGTTATTTCCACATTAAATATATGTAGTTTATCTCAATCCAATGTAACATTTAGGATTGCAGTAATTCCCAGAGGTACCAGCCCAACACCATCTAATGCCTATATTGCATATGATACCGCATTACCTGCACAGGATGCAATTGCATTAACACTTGGTATGACTTTGGATGCAACAGATACTGTGCAAGTTTACTCGTTACAAGGTAACGTAACCTTTAATCTGTTTGGTTCAGAGATATACTAATGTCAACAAAACGCCATACGGCAAGAAATTTTAATAATGTTAACAACCGATTAAATTCGGCAAATGTTCCTCTCCGTTCTGTCCTCACATTAGAATATTTAGTTGTTGCTGGGGGCGGCTCAGGCGGTAATTCAGCAGGTGGCGGAGGTGGGGGCGGCGGCTACAGAACTAATACAGGTTATAGTGATTTCACCCCGGGAACCCCAATAACGGTCACCGTAGGTGCCGGGGGAACTACTGCAGCCACTTTTGGAGCTAACGGAACAAATTCTGTATTTTCCACAATAACCGCATCTGGAGGTGGAGGTGGAGGAACATATTCTGTCACACCTGCAAACAGACATGGTAGATCAGGCGGATCCGGCGGCGGCGGTGGCGGTTATGTATCAGCAGGCGATCAAACTATTGGGCAGGCAGGTCCGGGCAATGCAGGTAGCTATACTCCGGTAGAAGGATTTGCAGGTGGAACCGCCGCCGGCTTTGGCGCCGGGGGAGGGGGCGCAGGTGCTGTAGGTAGCAACGGTGTAACGGTGGGTAACGGTGGGGACGGAAGATATAGTTTAATTACAGGTGCAAATGTTGCCTATGCCGGCGGCGGCGGGGGAAGTGGCGACGGCACACCCGGAGGAAATGGCGGTGCGGGGGGCGGTGGCCGAGGACAACCTTCAAGCGGCGGCGCAGTTAATAATGGTTTAACTAACACCGGCGGAGGTGGAGGTGGAGGTGGCGGACAATCGGGTGCTGGGCAATTTGGACAAGGTGGTTCTGGTATAGTTGTTTTACGTCATCCTACAGAATTTTCTGCTGCAAGTACCACAGGATCTAATGTAGTCGTAACATCTTCAGGCGGATATGTTGTATATAAATTCTATAGCTCAGGTACAATCACATTCTAATAAGTATTAGAATAACGGAAGACTATTATGTCAACACAAATAATACTATCGCAAATTAAAGTACCCAACACGGCAAGTGTTGGTGCAGTTGTAACTGTCCAAGCAGACGGTACACTTGCTGCAAATGGATTTGCATTACCCTTAGTAATGGATGATATCTCTCCTCAATTTGATGGAGATAAAACAGTTTTTACATTAGCAGTCGATACAACGACTGTTTCTAATGTTATAAATACTTCAATATTAGATTCAAAAGATTTAGATGTTTCAATGGGAGGTCAGCTCGTTAAACCTTATATAGGGCAAACAACTTGGCCCTGGATAACACCATATGATTCATTTAGACAAGGTTATAGAGTAGAAAATGACAATATTGTATTTTACATAGCGCCTTCACCGGGAAGCGATTGCTCAATAATTATCAGAAACATCAGTAGATCAATTCAAACAAGACGTTACCCGTTTACGGCGGGTGGAGTCGTATTAGGAGACTAAAGAAATGGCAAAGCACGTAATATTAGAAGGTTACACATTTACACCGGCAACAAGAACAGTTGTTGTAAATGGTAAGAATATCCGCAGAGAACAATTATTATTAATTACTAACGTAACACGTAATACTGTAATCTACAACTTTAGCGATCCTAATTTGGCCGCTACATCATTTGTTAATGCCATGACCGCTACACAAGGCGGTCCTGGTATAGGTACAAACGTAGAATCAACAACTATTCTTTTGGCGTATAATACTACTGCAATGAGCAGTACAGATAAGTTGTCGATTTTAGTTGAAGAGACATATCAAGAAACAACTCCTGCGGAATCACAACTTGATCCTGTAGGTAAGATGAGAGTTTCGGAACCTCAGTCATTAATTGATACAGACTTTGAATATGGCACACAGCCAACAAAGTGGGAAAGTATTTCCCTAATGAATAACAGACCAACAGCATTCTTTTTAAATGCCCCTGCTCCTGGAATTCCACCTGCTAACGGTGGCTTACCTAACTTCCCAACTACAACTTGGGGTGCGCAACCTGGTCAATTGAATATCTCTAACGTATTCCATTCAGGTGGCGGTAATACACAAATTACTGTTAGCATTGCAGATACAATTTCTCCTAACATTTATGTTGGTCAACCAATTTATGTTCAAGGTACACTTGACACAGCAAATGCAGATGGTTGGTTCGTTATTGAACAGATTACAGGTAACGTAAGTTTCTCTTATAGAACAACAACTATTCCCGTAACGAGTCTACCAAGTTCAGTTGTTGGATCTAACATTTTATATGACCCAACTAAGACATATGTATTTGCAGGTGCATTCTATTCTAATTCAGCGATTGCAGTAAATAACGTATCAGTTACAGGTGGTGTAATTTATGTTAACACTACCAATGCCCACGGTTTAACACCTGGCAATCAGATTATGCTTACCAATACATCAAGCGTTACAGGCGTCGGTGTTCTAGCAAGTACAGGTTTAAATGGTATTTGGAATGTGGCAAACACACCAACAAGTAACACTTTAATTGCTAACGGCTACATTGGAACTACTTGGACTGCAGGTGCAGCAACTCTAAATACCGCAGCAAATACGTTGTATATGAGACCAGCAGGTTATGTACAGCACAGAGCGTTTGACGGTGGTGTTCAATTTACAAATCAATTACCAGCACATAACTCTCAGTTTGTAAGACAAACTCGTAGATATTTCCGCTATCAATCAGGTAAAGGTGTACAATTTAGTACTGGTTCTATTTTTAGACCATCCATCACACCTGATAATATTACATCATCAGGTACAACAGTAACAGTTTTAACTAAAGTACCTCACGGTTTAGGTGTTGGTGCAAACATTACAGTAAGTGGTGTAAATGAATCAGGATATAATGGTTTATGGGCAGTAACAGGTGCACCTTCTCCATTGACTCTAACATACACAAGCAATACTACACCAAGTGCTACAACGACAACAGGATTCCCAATCGTTGTTTCTCCATACTCATGGTATGGTTCAAGAAATAGATTAGGTATGTTTGACGAACAAAATGGTTTCTTCTTTGAGTATGATGGACAACAAATATATTGTGTTAAGAGATCTAGTACACAACAAATTACTGGAACGGTTTCTGCCAACACAGGTAACATAATCGTTACAGGTAATGCTACTAAATTTGGTACTCAACTACAACCTGGCGATATGATTGTAATCAGAGGAACAAGTTATAAAATTCAATCTATTGAATCTGATACTGTTCTAAATATATTCCCAGAATACAGAGGAGTTAACGTAATTAACTCTTTAGTAAGTAAAACAATAGATACCAAGTATCCGCAAAGCATATGGAACATAGATAAATTAGACGGTACAGGACATAGTTTATACACTCTTGATTTATCAAGAATGCAGATGTGGTACATGGACTTCTCATGGTATGGTGCAGGTGCTATTAGATTCGGTGTTAAAAATAACAGAGGCGAGGTAATATATTGCCATCGTATTGTTAATAATAACTTTAATACTGAAGCTTATATGCGTTCTGGTAATATGGCTTCAAGATATGAAACATCTACATATGCACCATATACAATATTAGGCGCAACATTAGCAAGCTCTGCTACAACAGGTGCTACTATAACAGTATTAGATGCAAATAACTTCCCGAATGTAGGTACAGTAATTGTACAACAGGCAGGAAATAGAAATGCTAATATTGAGTATATCACATATACTGCAAAGACAGGCAATGCATTAACAATAGGTAACAGAGCAACAGCTGGCGGCACAATTACTCCAAGTCAATTTACATATTCTTCAAATACACCAACACAAGTATCATTGTATTCGCCTCAAGTTGCTTCTACAATGAGTCACTGGGGTTCATCTGTAATTATGGATGGTAAATATGATGACGATAAATCGTTGGTGTTTAACATTGGTCAAAACGTTGCTCTTGCCAATTTACCTACAAACAACAGATATGCTATGATTAGCTTGCGAGTTGCACCTAGCGTCGATAGCGGTTTAACAGGATTAATGGGTGCAAGAGAAATTAATAATCGTATGCAGTTGGTTCTACGCCAAATGGATGCGTTGACAACATCACCTTATCGTATTGAGGTTATTCTGAACGGAACTCCTGCAGAAGGTCGTTGGCAAAACGTCGGTGGTTCAAGCTTGGCACAATATATTTTACATGCTAATGCCACTCCAATCGTTGGCGGTGAGAATATGTTCTCATTCTTCACGAATGCTTCAGGTACGACTCAACAGGATATGTCATTGGCCAGAGATATTGGTACAAGTATTTTAGGTGGTGGTACATCTTTACTGGCTAATACTTTACTAGGTAAGTATCCAGATGGTCCTGATATGATTACATTGTGTGCAACAAACTTGTCTCCTGCAGGCGTACCAGCAAACATTAACGCTCGTATCAGCTGGACAGAAGCACAGGCATAAAAATGGCTCATATAGTATCTACAACCCAGCCCCCAAATGGGGCTCTCGGGGATGAATGGTATAATCCCACAACTAATAAGTTATATAAGTTAATTGCATTGAGGGGAACATCTGTTCAGTGGGATGATTACTCTCCTGTTGTATTAAATGCAGGTAATAATATTCTTATTTCTGCAAATAATACAATAACTGCCAACGTAAGTGGGGGCGGTGGTAGTGCGTTAACCGTGTCTGATGAGGGTAACATTTTATCCACAGCCACAACAAGTATTAATTTTGTAGGTACTGGAGTAACTGCTACAGTCGTAGGTAGTGCAGTTACTGTTACAAGTAACAGTGCAAGTGGAAGTATTGCAAATAATTCGGTTGTGACTGCGTTAATTGAAACCGCAACAATTTCATCACCCGCGCCGACAGCAACATTCAACTACGACGTAAGTACGCAATCAGTTTTGTACAATACAGCTAACGCCGTAAACAACTGGACGTTGAACGTCAGGGCTAATTCAACAACCACATTGAACTCAGTATTGTCTGTTGGAAGCGCAATAACAATTGCTCACGCCCAAGCAGCAAATTCAATAACTTTTTATCAATCAGCATTCTCGATTGACGGTACTTCAGTTACCCCAAAATGGGCAACTGGAACAGCCCCAACAAACAGCGCTGGCACTGGTATTGATATGTACGTGTACACAATTATGAAAACAGCCTCAGCAACCTACACCGTTTTAGCATCTAGAACCAACTACACCTAGTATTATGCCATTTGTCTCAACAGCAGGATCAGGTTCAGCGCAAGGTCTTGGGCAAAATCTCAAGTTACCCGCTGTTCTTTCGGGTGTGCCAATTGAAAACTTTTTCCAAACAGGCACTGTAATGACAGGGTTGGGAACAGCTTGGAGCATTACCTGCGCAGGGATGCCGGGCAAAGTCACCACATCGAATGGCTGGGGCCTGATGTTGATAAAGGTTGGTAAAGTGGTGAGTGGGACACGCAGTTATGAGAGTGGAACAATGTTGATTTTTGACTCTGGCCCCGGCGCCGGGTCTTATATTCAAAATGGAGCAGTAGGCCAATCGTTTGACGCACAGTCCCTTACTTCAGTTGATGGAGGCGGCACCACAGGTACCGATTTAATTTTTAATTTTGGTACTGCGGCCATTACCTCGGGAAATGCAACAACTAAGGTAGTTTGGAAGTATTTTGCTTTTCACGCGGGCGATACTTCATTTGGGTTTACAAGAAACTATTATAGTGGTAACAACGCCACAAACAGAGCAATCGCTGGCGCTGGACCTGCAGTGGCTTGGCAACCAAATATGGCAATGGTTATGAAGTCGGATGGCGTCATGTCTTGGTGGAATTCCTCTCAGTCTAGAAGCGCACATACGTTGCTTACAGGTTATTCGGGAAGCGTTCAAACCGTCGCGCAGATGGACACGTCCCGAACCAGTATATGGGGGACAGGTGTTGGCGCCGGCGCTGATACAATTACCGTTGGCTACAACGCCTCTGGTACGTTTACAAACGAATCATCAAGCACCTATGTTGTCTGGATGTTTGACTCGGCAGCAAGTTATGGAGCCAAGGCGGCGCAAAAGGCATTCAATCGTTCATTTTACGTTGGTGATGGAACCGCAAAAACCACTGCAATAACGCCATCGCAACTATGGACTCACGGCCTTTCAATGGGGATGTTCACGCGCACTGCTGCCAATCACCCAACGGGATGGACTATGGATGGGTTTGGAACAAGCGCCGCAGTCAGTGCCGCAGGTGCCCTTACGCCCAATCCATTTGCTTTAACCACAGGCACAGGTAGTGTTGTGCAGTACGTTAACCCTACAAGCATTTACTCTTACAGCGCTGGAACTGGGGGCTGGAATGTGAGCGGAATTGCTTATTATTACTACAGTTTTCTACAGCCAGTTTCTGACTATTATGTAAATGCGGCTAAGTACAGACCATTTCAAGCTGGGTTTAAATCACAGCAAAAAATTACTGCGGGTGCAACATCTGCCACCATATCAATAAACCCCAACAGATACCCAATGAACATGGCAACTATTTGGGTTATCTCAGGAAACGGAACAGGTGCGGTTGCTAACAAAATTTATAGCCGTCATTTTTCATACTACAATCAATCAGGGTCTAACACTCAGCTTGCATGGACTCTAAACGGTGCCACAAATACTGCTACAGACACAGGTGGATGGGACGGGGAAAATTTGCAGATAAACAACCTTGTTTCAACCACAAATTATGCGGTATTGGTAAATTATCATTACCCCAATATGTTTGATCATGGATCGACGGTTGGCAGTGTACTTGATGGTGGGCAAGTAGCGTGGAATCTACAGCAACGCCCAACTTTTTTCATGCTCAAAAACATGGAAACAACTGGCGCAACTTGGTATTTGTGGCATGCGCACGATCCAAGTGCTCGTTACACGCTTGGCTCAGGTACCTTTACAAGGACTGGAACAAGCCCTTGGAACAACCCGCCGAATACCGATGGTGAGGCTTGGATTGCGTACGGAAATGGGTTTACTTCAGGCCAAGCGTCGGCATGGATGGTGTGGGCTGATAGCGCTGGCGTGCAAGTGACGGGCAAATATGCTGGCGCAGGCGCGGCTCAAACAATTTTTACCAACTTCACCGTTGGCGCAATAATAATTTTTGAAGCTACTGAGGGGATGTTCATGTTTACCCAGGCTATAGGAATGACCACAGGCAACAATTACAGTATGAATTTAAGTGGAACAGTTGCAAATGCTGTTCTTGGGGATGTTTGTCTTCAAGTGAATGGCGGGTTTCAACTGGCATCAAGCACAACCTTGAACACCTCTGGGCGCACATATTACTACATTGCATTTGCACAGTAAACTAAGACCGAATAACTTCAAACATCAAAAACACACTTTAGATATAATAGGCATATAAATAAATAAACAATGTAGCAATTACCAACAATGGTAAATTTTTAGGAGAAAAAATGGGACATTTTGCTAAAGTAGAAAACGGAACAGTAACACAAGTTATTGTTGCTGATCAAGATTTTATTGACACAGGTGCTGTAGGAGACCCCGGCACTTGGGTTCAAACAAGTTACAATACCCAAGGTGGTACACACCGCAACGGTGGCACTCCTTTGCGTAAAAACTACGCAGGCATTGGTTATGTATATGATGCAGGCAGAGATGCATTTTATGCACCTCAACCTTTTGCAAGCTGGATTTTGGATGAGAACACATGCTATTGGCAGCCGCCTGTTGCACAACCTGAGGCAGTTATGCCAACAACAGAAACAGAAGGAACATTCTATACATGGGATGAATCCATATTAAATTGGACAGCAGTTACTGTGCCAAAATTAGAAACACAAGCTTAATCTTACGGATTAGCAGAGACCCGGATTAGTTGTCCGGGTCGCTTGACAAACCTAGTCAAGTCCTATATAATTATCCTGTGACCAAATAAATCCCTTAGAAAAATAGTGCCCTATGCACTCTTTGTCTCAGTTTTTGAGAGGGGATCCAAATAGGAGAAAAAATGGATATTAGTTTAAAAACCAACAGTGCAACCATTGTTGATTTTGCCGCGAAATTCTTTAAAATAATAGGATTTGCACTTGTAGTGTCCGCCGTGGCAATTACATGTAAAGTCAAATTAGGCAACCTCAAAGAAACTCAATCATCATGGCCACCCGACTATATTAGTGCATCCACAAGAATGAAAGAATTGGATTGCCTAACTAGAAACATATATTGGGAAGCGGCATCCGAACCGTTTGAAGGCAAGGTAGGCGTGGCACAAGTAACTATGAACAGAGTAAATTCTGGAAAGTTTGCGAATTCAGTATGCGAAGTTGTTTATCAGAAAAACATCTTTTATGCAAAGGTAGTTTGTCAATTTAGTTGGTATTGTGAGAATACACACAAAATCAGACCAATATACAAACCCCTATGGGAAGAAAGTGAATTGGTAGCAAAGAAAGTTCTATTAGAGAATTTTAGATTACCTTCTCTAAATAACGCATTATATTATCACGCGGATTATGTAAATCCAAATTGGAAAAAACCAAAGATAGAACAGATCGGTAGACACATCTTTTACGGAGAAAGAACATGAACTTCTTTAACATCAATGCTGTTAGAAATTTTTTAAATGAGCATCTATATAAAATTTCTGCCGACACTATGGGTTGGCTGGCAGTAATAGTAATACATTGCGCAACACTTCCTTCATTACTAGCATTACTTACAGGACTAAGTGATAAACCACCCAGCCTTGATGTGGTGTTAATGATGTGGGCAGGATTGGTTTTATTATTCACAAGAGCAGTTGTACTTAAAGATGCACTCAATATAATTACTATAGGTGTAGGTTTTATAGCACAGGCAGTTTTAATGGCTTTGATTTTATTCAAATAATTTATGAGAGTAGCAATTTGCTCAGATATTCACCTCGAGTTTGGTGATATCAATTTACAAAACACAGACAACGCCGATGTATTAATTCTTGGCGGTGATATCTGTGTTGCTGCCGATATCGGTCAACCTGATCCACACAATTTCCTTGAGGGTTCTCGCAGTAATCGCATTACAGATTTCTTTAAGCGTTGTTCATTCGAATTTCCACACGTAATCTTTATCATGGGTAACCATGAGCATTACAACGGAGATTTTGGTGAGTCTAAAAACAAACTACAATCAATGCTTGATTCTAATATGTTAAGCAATGTGTATTTGCTAGACAAGGAGACTAAAGTTATTGATGACACTACATTCATCGGTGGCACCTTGTGGACTGATATGAATAATGAAGATCCAATCACCTTACTTCACATGAAAAGCATGATGAATGACTTCCGTTGTGTTCAAAATAGTAATCGGGTAACAATCTTTAAAGATGAGGATGGTAAATTTCATAAACGTAAAAGTCGTTTTGCACCAGAAGATGCAGTTGTTGACCACAGAGAAATGTTGGAATACATTCGCATTATGACTGAGGGTAAATTTAATCAAAAGTTTGTAGTTGTCGGGCATCATGCACCATCTAAACTATCGACTCATCCTCGATACAAAGATGAAGAAATAATGAACGGTGGCTATAGTTCAGATCTATCTGCATTCATATTAGATCATCCTCAGATTAAGTTGTGGACTCACGGACATACACACGAGGATTTTGATTATATGATTGGTTCTACTCGTATTGTATGCAATCCAAGAGGATATGACAATTATGAAGAACGTGCTGAAAGATTTACTTTAAAGTATGTTGATGTATGACAGATCAAGAAATAATTGATTTTTATACCAAAATGCAGGAACGCTGGGGTGAGAAATTACCCGATCCCGAAGTGTATCCTGCATCCTTTTCCTATTATATAAAACTATATAAATTCTTACAGGTAAATAATCTTCTATGACTGAGATTAACCGGGATTACTTGCGAGAACTGTATGAGATTGCAAGAAAGAAAACTAGCAATCAAAATAAATATTGGACTACAAGTAAAGGTTTTGAAGAGGATAAGATGCTCATAAAGCAAAAACTCCCCTTTGTCCCCCTTGTAATCCCTCAGTATAAAAAGACTTGACAACTAATACAAAAGACTATATAATATAGACATATCAACCAAAAGGAAATCCTATGAATCCCCGAGATGTCAAAATAAGCGGGTTAACCTATGAGCAAGTTGAAATGCTCGATATGATGTGGTCTCTTGATGACATGAATGAATTCTTCGATTGGTATGAGACATTATCCAAAGAAGAACAAAACACTTGCGATATATTACAACGCTTGATTATACTTGAGGTTGCAGACTCAGAATGGGAAAACACAAACAAGTTTCCGCAAGCAAAGACATTACTTAAACAATTCATGCTATGATACTATTTCAAATACCTAAGAAGTTATGACTGTAACCACTAAAAAGATAAGTAGAGATGGCTATTACCAAATAAGTGTAGTATTGGTAGATGGCTTTAAATTTAAAGTGCCTGCAAGAGGTTACAATCTACATTCTTTATTAGAATTTGAAAAGTCATTAGAGATGGTGGAGGAACATTCTTTTAAGGAAATTACCAAAAAAGATTATGAAAAAATGACAGTGGGATTAGAAGAAAAGCAAGCATATAGAAAGAAAGGATTATGACAATAGATCAAGCAGCAAATTTTTTAATTGGCTGCATTTTATCTGGGTTAGGGTTTGTTGTGATTGGGGTAATATTAATATTACTAAATAATCTCTTCCACAAGTTTTGGAAGCCAATTCAATTTGGTGTATGGGCAGCACCCATTTTTTATCCAGAACAAGTTAATACTAAAATTGAAAATGAGAAAGGTGCTAATAATGAGCGCGGAACAGGACAAACTAAAACATAGTTCAAGACTTCATCAGGATGAAGTCCATATCAAAAAGCAAACAAAGATTGCCAAGTCACACGGTATAGATGTAAAGGAACCACACAAGTTTGTCAAACAGCATGCTTTGGACTGTGGCAATCCTAAATGTATTATGTGTGCAAGCCCTAGGAAAATCTTTAAAGAATTAACTATTCAGGAAAAAAGATTCTATCAACCTAAACTGCACGAAAAGAGTAATGATTAATGAAATATTGGTCTTATTCTGAACCTGATATGGATGTATCGGTTACACTATCAGAAAACACAATACTAACTTCATACTTTCCAAAATGGTATGAGTTAATGGCAAAGGCGGGCAAAAATATACCTGCAGATCCTAAAATAACTGAAAGAATGTGTATTGATGATTGGATCACAGTACACTGGGCTTACGAAACTGATAAGTTTGGAACACAAACCTAAAAGGTAAAACCTTTTTATTACCCTTACTCTCTGACGGGTTATACTTGACAAGTTTGCCAAAAGGTGTTATAATTATAGCATGAAAAGAAAAAAGAGAATTGATCGTAGACATATAGTATATTGCCTGACCAATTGTGTCACAGGCGATTTCTATATAGGCATTACGCAGGGATTTCGTCAGCGTGATCTGAAAATACGTGTGCAAAAGCATGTACGACGGGCATTGACTGAGGGCAAATCCTGGACATTGTGCGAAGCAATTCGCTCTTTTGGTCCAGAATCATTCGTGGCACAGCAATTAGCTGTAGTGAGAGGTAAAGTTGCAGCACATGCTATTGAGCGTCAGCTTATTGGTGAGTGCTTACCAACATTAAATACACAGTAACCCGTTAACTCTAATGGTTATTGCTTGAGTAATTTTCCATTAGATGTTATAATAAGCACATAGCAAAAAAGGAAACAAGATGCAAGAAGTAAAAGATCTCCCAGTAGTCCCCAAGGATGTAGCACGAGAAATGCAAGAAGATGCACTAGCAAAGTTTTTAGCTAACGGCGGAACTGTAGAAGTTCTGAAAGGTCGCAAAAATCCTAAGCCAGTCTCAGCTCGAGGCAAATCAAATTCAGGTATGAAGAAGTTAGTTGACCCGACTGCTCGTTTCCCTAAGAAGGATTAAAATGCGTACAAAGACTTTCATCGATGGTTTTAAGAACTCACAGAAAATCCGTGTGATAATTGATGGGTTTGGAATCTACACAACTGTAGGTGGTGTTGCCAGCGTGTTTGCCACTCATAGTCTTCGGCAGGCTGCGTGCGATGGTGTTTTGCGTTTGTCGCATTTGCGTTATGAGGCAAAGAGAAAAGGTGAGGCGTTACCAACAGGTTGTGGTATGACCAGTTACAATACGACTCAAATAGGTAAGCAAGTTCAAGTTGATTTATTTTAAGGAGCAAACTATGAGTAAAATGTCAGAATTGGATGCAGAGATTAATGATCTGCTTAGCAGCACAAATCTTATGATTGATGAAATTGCTGCAGTTTTGGATATCCCCGTAACTATGGTTGAGAATGTTGTTGCATATCGGTGGCAACGTATTGTAGAATCAGTCGGAGAAACTTCTTGAATAGATTAGATATTGTAAAACTAGCATCGAGTGTGGGTGCCGAGGTCGAAGGACCAAACTGGGCATTTACACTGGATCAACTAGAAGAATATACTAAACAGGCTCAACCAAAACCCTTAGATATACATCGTTTAGATGAATATCTTCCAGCATGGGCATATCTTGAAATGACTTCAGGTATGCGTGAAGAAATTGTTTACGTTATTCAGAAACAACTAGGAGTGTTGTAATTATGATGCCAGCAGGAAAATATTATATTGGCGACTTGTGCTATGTAATGGCCGATGATGAATGGCTAGATATTTGTGATATCACCATACAGGGTACACGAGTCCTTGAAGGCGAATTTCAATTAAAAGATGGTCGTAGATTTGCAATGTACAGCACAGCATATGGTGATGGAACATACCATGATCATTATGGCTTTTCATATAGTGTAGATTCAGGATCAATTGGTTGTATTCTTTTAGACGATATCAAGTATGTTGATAATTTTGACCAATTTTTAGATGTAGGCGCTATTCTTGAATTTGATGAGGATTTTGTGACCGTGGGTGGTCGAGGCGAATCTGATTGGGACGGAAGAATTCAGTTTGGTCATGTAGTAATTGAAACTACTCCTAGTTATGAGGAAGAAGAGTATGAGTAATGTTGAAATCGAACCTACTGGGCATACACGAGAGATTTTTTTATCCAGAGCATTGGCAAATGCCATTGCTAATCAAATTGAAAAAGATGCAACTATTCTATCTGATGAAATACAAAAAGCATACAATCTTTTATATGGAGAGTATATTCGACAACAGCAAGCAGGTGAAATGTAATGTTTAGATCACTATTATGGATTTTTGTTTATCTTGTATGCCTTTGCGCATTCTCAATAGAAGCAGAGTATACTGACGGCACCTATATCTCTCTAAGGGGTTGGTATAAATAACTAAAAGGAATTTACAATGAAAAGAGACCTATTAAATCAAATTAGAGAGCTATTTGAACGTAAATTTGATGTACTAGAAATTGCTGCCAGTCTAAACGTAGATTTAGACACAGTTCGTATAGCATTAGATATTATAAAAGAAATTATAACATGAGAATTCATTCTGCAGAAGTTGTCCCTACTATTAACCTTGTGACTGAACTTAGACGTACAGATGCACATTCTTTACCTGAAAGAGTGGAAGTGCAAAATACGCAATTCGTCGCGACAGTTGCAGACATCATTTATACACAAAGAGCCTTTATACAAGCTATTAGAGCTAAGGGATCTCAAATAGATACGTATCTCTAAAAGGTAAAACCTTTTTATTACCTATAGTAACCCTGCTCTGTGCAGGGTTTTTCTTGACTGGTTGACCAAAAGGTGTTATAATAATGACATGAACAGCAAAAAGGAACAGACAATGAAATTGCACATTTGGACACAGGATCAAGAGAACTATGGCGCACATGATTGGGACGGCAAAGGTGAGTGCCCCCAGTATTGGAAGTTCAAAGGTGGCGAAGACTTCTTTGTGCCCAAGTTTAAAGGCGGTGAGAAAGAAGCCACCGAAGCGGTCATGGCTCTTCGCAGTCAGATTGAAGAGAACAGCGAATACTTTCGCCGTGAGGTGATGGGATGGGAATTGGTTGATAACGACTATATGACAGACTTTGAGAAGTCTCAGTTTGAGTATGAAGGTCAGATCAGATTTAAAGCAAAGGAATTGGCATGGTAAACAATTACGGAATGTATTCACCTGAAGGCAACAACGAAATTCACGGCATTGTGTTGCGAGCAATACAAAATAATTATACTTGGGCACAAACATACGAAGAACTTGTGCAATTAGCAGATAGCAACCATGATCTATACGGCGAGGCATTGGATACTGTTGTCCGTGAGTATGTGTATGATTCTATCGGTGCAGACAAACGCGGAGAATGTTTTTACATTTAACAATATGATTTTTCCAGATATAGTATTAGTAGTAGCCATTCTTACACAGGATCCAACAACTCAAAAGGTTGATCTTAGGTATGAACCACTAAAGTATTATGATAATTGGACAGAATGCTTTAGAGAGGAAAAACGGTTGTCCAAGAAAAATCAGGATAACCGAAAGTCCTATATCTGCGTTGGAGTGGATAGAGATTGAATGCTAGAAAGCGCTTGACATAGAATGCCAAAGGTGTTATAATTAAGATCTAGCAACTCGGAGAATACTATGCAGACACAGCAACAACACTTTCAGTATATGTTTTCAGCTATCGACAAAGTATATGGCAAGTACTCTGACGATGCAGACGTGAAGCATTTGTATTATGCATTCAACAAACTTCAGACCAACGTAAACGAGGGCAACATTGTGCATCAAATAACTGACAAAGAATCTGAGAAAATTAATAACACTAAAGTCTATACTATAGACTACAGCGATCGTGAGTATTCTGATGAGCTAGAAGTGTTAGCTGAACTTACTATTTTTAACGAGACGCAGTTTTATGCATCGCGTGATCTAGGTGGCTTAACTGTTTATTATGCTAAGCCAGAAAATAACGAGCCAGCTAAGCTAGTAGCATTCTATGATTATGAGCAACAACGTGGAACAGTTTTTGGAGATTGATAATGAAAGTAGTAATCAATAAATGTTATGGTGGCTTTAACTTGAGTCACGAAGCTGTTATGCGATATCTTGAAATTAAAGATATTGTTGTTTACCCAGAACAGGATAAAAGTTATTGGGGATTCTGGACCTATTGGTTGGTAAAATCAGAAGATCGTGTTGAGAGAAAAGAAGGTGAAGCATTTTATGCAATGCCTATGAATGATCGCCAAGCATATAATAAATTGTGTTCTGAACAATCGTTTTATGAACGAGATATTGAACGTCACGACCCAGTATTGGCCCAAGTAGTTGAAGAACTAGGTGATGTTGCCAATGGTCATTGCGCCAACCTGAGAGTTGTGGATATTCCTGACGGTGTTGAATATACTGTTGAAGAATATGATGGACTTGAGCATATTGCAGAAGTTCATAGAACTTGGGAGTAAATGATGAGTCTTGATGTTGATTTAATTGAATGGGTACTAACACCATTTTATCTAGTATACCTAATGGCCGGCATCGCATTGATGACGATAACAGGTATACTAATAGTACCATACTATATCTTTTTGGAGTTTGAAGAATGAACACTATTGTATTTGTTTTGATTGTGTTAAACAGTAATGGGCATTTTACCAATACAGTGATTCCCACAATGGAATTTAATACCTTTGAAAAATGTGAACAGGCTATTCGTGCATTTGAAGCGGATGCAAAGGGTAAAAAAGGATATGTGAATATGCGATGTGTAAGGATTGAAAAATGAAAAAATATTTAAAATATTTAAACCCGGATTTTATCATAATGTTCTTATGGTTTATCATATTGCAACCTTTGCTTTTCTTTATGACCATGTTTGTCTTTTTCTACGCAATATATCAAAGTATTTGGGGATAATATGAACAATCGAATCAAAGAACTAGAAAGTACTTTATAATATGGAATACGTTATGTGCATAGTATTAGGCCTTTTTATAGGGTTTCTATTAGGATACGGTATAGGCATGGCTATAGGATCACGTATAGAGTTGCCTACAGAGTTGCGCTCAGAGATGGATCGAAAAGTTGCCTCAAGACATGGAATGTAGAGTTAAGTATTATGTTGCTATAATAGTTAAACGCAATATAAGATGCTGCTAGAATCGTGATTTGCATTATCTAGAACTCGCAAGAGCTCGTATAATCGAGCCTATATTAGACGGTATTTATATGGCGTAAAAGTGTGTATATGGTGAAGAATCCCGGAGTTTATTATTAATTTTTTAAATTTGAAATCAAAACCTCATAGCCTGCGACTATTATAGTCTGTGTCTATTGCAGAGCATTTCCCATAGGCGGCTTCTATTATAGACGGAGACTATCAGAATCCAGGAACCGATAGGCATTCTCTATTATAGCAATCGCCTATCAGAATCCCCCATACAATAGTTTTGCAATTTGCATTCTTTTGCATTTTTAAAAACCCTATGTCCTACTCGGCTATAGGGTCTTTGCTTGACGGTTTGGTCAGAATGTGCTATAATAGCGGCATATTAAGAAAAGAAAAGGAAATTAAAAATGAGTAAGCATCCCCTAGTAGTATTTGCAAATTTTGCTAGAGACAACGGTCTCTCAATTACAGAAGCAGTCAAATATTGTAGTGATAACTATGATGATTTGGATAGCGTAATGACAGATGCATATGAGTGCGTTTACGAGGAGCTGATGCATTTTGTAGATGATTATAGCAAGTAACATTATAACCCGTAAGGGTATAGGGTTATTGGTTGACAGGTTCACCAAATTGTGCTATAATAGAGGCATATTAAGAAAAGGAAACAAAATGCAAAATTTACAAAAACAACAATTAGACAGCTTATTAATTAGCGTGCAAAATGCTTTAGACGAACTCGGTTTAGACGAAAATGATGCTGTGCAAAATGCGTTTAATGCTTTAGCATGTGCTATAGACGAAATTGTATATGAGGAATCACTATGAGAAAAGTAACAATACAATTAACTGATACTCAAATCAGTATGGTCTTAGGATGCTTATATGAGACCAGACCCACTATAGATGTCAGCGAGCTAGAGCTCTGGTCTGAGACCAACGCTATATTCGAAGATGCCGAGAATGAGTATTATGAGAATGACCCTGATGCTCAAAGGGTTTTTGGTTGACAGCTTAATCAAAAGCACATATAATTAAGACATGTTACAGCAAAAAGGAAACAAAATGGAAATAGCAGTCAAGTTCAACAGCACCAAGAATCGTTTCGAGGGTTTCGTAGATGGCAAAATGGTATCACGCTCACGACACGAATCTTATGTAAAAGACCAGTTAGCAAAGCTGGGCTTTGTGGTAGGTCAGGTGCAGAACGATGTGACTGAGAAGGCATCCGAATTTGGTATCAACGAGCGCTTTGAATTCGTAGAGCAGATGGTCGGCATGGTCGCTAAAAAGACAATCGCATCAGCAATTATCACAGGTCAAGGCGGCCTGGGTAAGACGCACACGGTGTTGAAAGCTCTTAAGACCAACGGCATGGCAGACACCACAGACCTCACTAAGTTTGAGGTAGGTGCTCGCATTAATACACCTAAGTCTTATAAGGTGATTAAAGGCTTCTCTACAGCAAAGGGCTTGTATCGTACGCTGTTCGAAGGCAACGGCCAAGTGCTAGTGTTTGACGACTGTGACAGTGTGTTGACAGACCCCGTAGCATTGAATTTGCTTAAAGGCGCTCTTGACTCATACGGCGAGCGTTGGATCAGCTGGAACGCAGATATGAAAGACGAGGATCTGCCCAGGTCATTCAAGTTCACAGGTACAATTATTTTCATCTCAAACAAAGACCTCGAGCGTTTAGACCAAGCAGTTCGTTCGCGAGCAATGTGCGTTGACCTAAGCATGACGCAAGGTCAAAAGATCGAGCGCATGGAAGTGCTTGTAGCAGATCCTGAGTTTCTCGAGGAATACAGTACAGCGTACAAAGCAGACGCAATCAACTTTTTGCGCGACAACATGAACAGCATCAAGAATTTGAGTTTGCGTACTCTGATAGCAACGACAAAGATTCGCGCAGAGGGTGGCAATTGGAAGAACTTGGCTAAGTATGTTATTACTCAAGGTGCGTAATTATAACACCAAAAGGGGCAGGAGTCAATACCCCAGTATCCCAAAGGGTTATTGTTGACTTTCGTACCAAACGGTGTTATAATAAGACATAGTAACAAAGGAGCAAGCATGAAAGAACTCAAAGAGTACGTGAATCAAAAGAACTCGTGGAATGCGATATTCAACAAGAAAGGTCTGAGCCTAGCATCTCGAGAAGACCGTCAGCGCATTGCCGATATGATCGACTCAGATTTATCCCCTGAGAACTTGACCTGCGATGGCGAGTTGCCCCGAGCAACAGTTATTGCCCGTCACAAGCAGTTGACCAAAGTTGCGAAGCAATTGACAGCATTAGACCCCACAGTTAAGTTCTACGAATACGCATAAGGGTATAGCATGAAAGATCTGATCATAGATATAGAACCTCTAATGGACCAGGGGTATAACGCATATAGCATAGCGGTTATGCTAGGTGTAGACGTAGAGCTCGTAGAGCAAGGTATCGCATATCTAGACGAACAGCGTTACCACGAGGATATGGCAGGAGACCCATACCGTATAGTGTCCTAACAGGATTTTAGCTCTCTAGCACAGACCCCCCTAATTAGCACACAGAAAGTGCTAGTATGCTTATATAGCATATAGCGGCCTGCTAATATTAACCTTGATTTTAAAAATCTCCCTATAAAAAAATTTCCCAGAAAAATTTCTCCAGAAAAAAGTTACTATAATATGACCTTCAATACAAAGGGTGTCTTTACCGAAGAAGAAATACAACGAGCAGAGGAGAGCCTCGGTAATATGTTGATTAAAAAGGGTGTCTACACAATGGAAGATCTCAATGATATGATCGAGGATGAGGATGAGGATATTAAGCTCGACAAACAGGAAACATACATTGTGGCGGGCAACCGTGCAGAATTCGATAACTACGTCCATAAGAAACTCGCGGATAACTACGGTAAAGAATACATATACGTAAGAGATCGTTATACACTAATGGGATTATCCAACATAAAAGGATACTATATTGGCACAGCGTTTATGCGTAAAGATATCGATCAAATTAAACAAGCAATAGCGTTTATTAAACAGATAGCTAATTTACCCCATGCTGATAACTAATAAATACTGTATACATTAAGAAAGAGATTATGTTTATACAAGCGAATGAATACAAAAAAATTATACAAAAGATACCCATTTTATGCGTTGATATTATATTGAGATACAAGGATAAAGTATTACTCATTAAAAGAGCAGATGAGCCATGTAAAGGCATTTACTGGCCTATTGGTGGACGTGTCCATAAGGGAGAATCCGTAGATGCCGCAGCTCGCCGAAAGATTTTCGAAGAGATTGGAATCAAATATACCGGAGACTTGATACCTATTGGCTTTTATGAGGATAATTATACTGAGTCTGCTTTCGAAGCCCAAACTGAGTATTCCTCGTTTAGTTTGGTGTTTGTCGGGGATCTAAACAACGAACAAATAAAGTCTAAAGTTCGACTGGATAAAACTTCCGAAGACTTTGGATATTTCGATACCTTACCAAAACGATTCGTGGTCAAGAGATTCTCGGACTTCGACGAGGCCTTACAGGATTGGAAGTAAAGGTATATATAATATGTAGCAATCTGGGCCGTTTCGGGCCGGACTAATGTAAAAACTGAAAAAGGGAGATCTTATGGGATTATTTTTATTGGGTGTGTTCGTAGGTGGAGTATTGGTTTGGGGCTATAAGTTTCTAAATACTCCTATGACTTTAAATGAAGCCTTGGTCAAAACAGAACAAGAAATTAAAGAAACTTTGGACGTCAACAAAGACGGCAAGGTAAATACCGAAGATGTAAAGGCAGTTGTCAAGCGTCCTCGTAAAAAAGCGGGCACAACGCCCGAGTAATCTAGAATGTTGATTTGACATAACAACTACACCATTTTATATGATATCAATAATAACAATAAAAGGAGTTAGTTATGGCAGATTGGGATTCTCACGCAGCAGCTGAAGTAAAAAACCCTACACCATTTAATACAAATGCAGTACCACCAAATGGATTCCAATCTGGTAATCCTGAGATGCTCAAAAGCGGCGGTGGTGCATTAAGTCAAGGTGGTGAGTCCACAGTAGCATTGGATAAGGATTCTACTGATTGGATCAATAAGAAAATGCGACCCATGATGGGTTGGATTTATATGTTAACTTGTACATGTGACTTTGTATTGTTTCCGATCTTGTGGTCGATGCTACAAGCAATGTCTGCAGGACAAGTTACAAGCCAATGGATGCCATTAACCCTTCAGGGTGCAGGGTTATACCATATTGCAATGGGTGCTGTTCTTGGAATTGCTGCTTATGGCAGAACAAAAGAAAAAGTAGCCGGAGTTGCTTAAAAAGTGGGCTTCGGCCCACTTATTGCTTGACATCTTCCACAAAAGGTGTTATAATTATTCTATATTAGGAGTTGATATGAGTGATCATAAAGAAATTGACCAAAAATTGCCTAAAAACAGCAAGCCAGCATTAAATTCGAAGCCACTTGTTCATTTACAAGCATTGGCAAAGAATACAAAACCAAAAAACATTCCCCAAGTCAACAAAACTATCATGAAAAAAGTCGGCCGAGGCCGATAATTTTAAATTACATTATTTTAAGGTGAAAATATGAAAAAATTCGAGTCTGCAGATTTGTCTGAAATGACAGATTGGTATAAAACTGCCTCTGTCAAGGAACAAGCACAATTTCGCGAATGGTTAGTGAGTGTTTTGAAGACAAATACCGTGGGCTTGACTTTCAAGAAGAAAGATGATACAATAAGGGAAATGAAATGTACCTTAGCTGAAGAAAAATTGCCTGAAATTGAGAAAAAGACAGATCGTGTTCGCAAAGAAAACGACAATGTCATTTCAGTATTCGATATTGAAAAGAATGAATGGCGTTCTTGCAGGTACGATTCAATTAAACAGATCAAATTTACCCTTGGAGAATAAATGGCTACTAAACGTGAGCACGACGCAGGCAAAGTTCTATTATCTGAACCGTTGGTTTCTAAGTTAGATCCAACTGCTAACGACTATGTCATTACATTGATTAGAATCAATAATTGGTATAGTACTGATAAAACTAGAGGCGATGCTCACAAGTATTTTGCACAATATGTAAAGCATAATATGCCCAGCTCATCTAAATTATTTGCTGAGGTTGACGAAAAAGATGTACACATGACATATGGCTGGATGGCTCGTATGTTATTGCAAGGCGCCAATATTCGCAAAGATCACTTGGACGGATTTAATAAAGAATTGAACCGGTTATTCGAGATCGGCAAGAAACGTCTTGATGCTAAGAAAAATGTCATCACAGTAACAACCCCTGTGGCAGTGGTTAAGCGTCCATCTATTCAAGATGCAATTAAAGACAAGGCATCTGAGTATATTGGTGAGCTTGAGGGGTTTGTAGATGAGTTTTGTACTGCGGATAAAGACTTTAATCTATATACCCATTTAAAGGGTAACCAAATCCCTGCCCCATATACTACATTCGTAAAAACTTGGGCAGTAAAGAAATTAGATCAATGGAATGAGGTAGCTGATTCTAAAGACTCTCAAATTGTTGAGGGTTATTCGAATTTTCCTAAACGTAAGATTACCAAGATTGTAAAATTGTTCGAATCTTTCGTTGAGGACTGTAACAAGTATGGTCAGTTCAAGAAAGCCAACCGAAAAGTCAGAGCAACAAGAGAAAAACCTGCAGTTGCACAAATTAAGAGCTTAAAGTATAAACTTAAGGATGATGAATTAGGTTTAACATCTGCGAAGGCATTTGATCTTGTAGGTGCAGAGCAAGTATGGTTATTTAATACGAAAACAAGAAAATTATCGGTATACACATCCGAATCAACAAAAGGTATGACTGTAAAGGGTACGACTTTACAAAATTGGTCTCCAGAAAAATCCAAACAAAAGACTTTGAGAAAACCCGAAGAACAAATTAAAGATTTGCTCGCTTTGGGTAAGGTTAAATTAAGAACTTTCCTAGATAATATTAAATCTAAAGAACAGGCTGTCAATGGTAGGATAAATATAGATACAATCATCCTAAAAATTACGAGGTAACATATGGCAGGTATTAGTTTAAGTTATTGTCAACTTATAAAAATTGTTTTATCGCAAATCGGCGGTAATCCATTAGAACAATTATACACATCAACAATACAGGGTTCTAGACAAGTAGCAGTTGGTCTAGGAATTCCTGGTGGACTTACAGAAATTAGAGCACTAATAGATAGAGTTACAAATGCCATTAATGCTGCAGGTACAGATGTTACAAATGCGCAAAAACTTGTAGAAGCAATACAACAGCAATTATTTCAAAATCCCATTGCGTTTCCTGCGTATGCAACCAACACAGCAATTACATCAAGGTTAACCCCCTTAAATTCTCGTATAGCAGTTATAGATCAATGGACTGCAAATGCAAATTCAGTCCCGTCATTCACAGTAAGTTCTCCCTATACTTCCGCGGCAGAGGAAAAAACAACTTTGGCATCGCAGGTAAGTATATTATATACTGTTTCTGGAAAATTAGACACCTTTAAAAATTTTACTGATAGATTATCGGGAGTGGCGACCTTATCTGGAGCGGAAGCGGCAGGCGGTTGTTCATTACAAGATTTATTGGGGAATGGTTGTACACCTAATAACTCTGTTCCAGATATAGATCTAAAAGAATTAATAACGTCTCTTGAACAAGGAGATTTAATTAGAGCAATTGAACAAAAACTGTTAAGTGGGTTGGGTATTAATGAATTAACTACAGCATTAAATGATTTTAATACTGTACTTACAAGATTCAACTCATTATTCAATACTTCCATTAATAAGGCGGCACTAAAGGCAGCAATTGAAGCGCAAATTAATCATATAGTTTATAATTTATTATCTGGGTGTTCTGGCAGTGTTTATGAAAAAATTATGAAGTCGGATGTTGCCACCGCGGTTTCCACATACGTTACAGCAAAACAAGCTGCACTTGACGGTACAGCTATTAGAGACAGCGAGGACGGTACTCTTATAGCTAAACCAACCTCGGAAGTAGCAGTTGCATCGACGACAACAGATTCCGCATCAACACAAAATCCTGATGCAGTCGAGGCAGTTACTATTGCATATGAAGTAAGAGTTACTCGCCCGGGCAGCTCAGTTGCTTCTACGCAAGTCGTGCAAGCAAGAGACGCATCTGCTGCAGCTAGAATAGTTGAGAAAGAATTAATAGCTGCGGGAGCAAAATCAAGTGGTTACAAAATAGAAGTAGACAATCAAAAAACAGGGACGATATTTACACTGGAAGATCGTGGTCCACTAAACACAGGAAAGCTAAACTTATAATGATAGTAGTTGACTTTAATCAAACAGCCATTTCTAATCTAATGGCTGAGGTGGGTGGTCGTAATGATATTGAAATTCAAGTGCCTCTATTGAGACATATGATCTTAAATTCTATACGAGGATATAAACAAAAATTCGGTAAAGAATTTGGCGAGATAGTTATCGCATGCGATAATCAAAACTATTGGCGCAGAGATTATTTTCCTTATTACAAAGCGGGAAGAAAAAAGGCAAGAGAAGATTCTGGCTTTGATTGGAAAACAATCTTTGAGGCAATTAATCTTATTCGTAGTGAAATTGAAGTGTTCTTTCCATACAAGGTTATTAATGTTGCAGGCGCAGAAGCAGATGATATCATTGCTGTACTCGCAGAATGGTCTCAGACTAATGATACCAAGAGTGTTTTATTTGATGAACCTAAGCCGTTCCTAGTATTATCCGGGGATCATGACTTTATTCAATTACAAAAGTATGAGAATGTAAAACAGTTCTCCCCTATACAAAGGAAGTATGTTAAACCTGATATTAGCCCTGAGAAATATATTTTTGAACATATCATTAAAGGTGACAAGGGTGACGGTATTCCTAATGTGCTATCAGCAGACGATAGTATTGTGAATGGTGTACGACAAAAACCAATACGTCAGGAAAAATTAGATCTTTGGTACAAGGATTTTGATGCTATGCCGCAAGATGCAGAATTTAAGAAAAATTACGAACGCAATAAAAAATTAGTTAGTTTTAGTTGCATTCCTGATCATATTAAAAATTCTATCATAAATAGGTATGAGGATACCCCATCGAAAGATAAAAGCAAGTTACTAGATTTTTTTGTTGAACATAAAATGAAAAATATGCTAGAAGTTATAGAGGAATTTTAAATGAAAACTACAATACCACAAATATTTGAAGACGTTGAAAAAGCGAGCAGCAAAGAATCTAAGGTCAAAGTGTTACGTGCCTATGATCATCCAATCTTAAAGGGCATGCTGCAGATTAATTTTGATCCAACTGTAAAATTAGATCTACCCGAAGGGGAACCTCCCTTCAAAAAGGATACTACTATCCCAGTAGGTTATTCTGAAACTAATCTATACGCAGAATTTAGACGTATGTATGTTTGGCTTGATCCCAATATTAATCTTACTAGACATAAAAAAGAACAACTGTTTATTCAGATGTTAGAAGGTATACATTGGTCTGAAGCAGAGGCATTGTGTTTGGCAAAGGACAAAAAGTTACAAACCAAATATAAATCTTTAAAAGAAGATATTGTTCGAGAAGCATTTCCGAATCTATTACCAGAAAAGCAAAAAGTAGAGGCAAAAGTAGAGGCGGCAACAAAAGCAAAAAAAGTAAAATCTTTGAGCGTATCCTGACCTGGTTCAAAGATAAACCAGTAGAAGAAGAAAAAGAAAAATGGTCAGATCAAGGAGCCCCTTTACCCGAACCTTTGTATGATTCAAGATATCGAGTAGAATATAAATACAGAGCATTTGACAAGCATTAAAAAAGGTGTTATAATATAATTATATTATTGGAGTTCGTATGACAATGCATATTGTGGGTCCTTGGCTTTCTACTTCGGGTAAGAAAAAAGGCAAAGTTAAATTTCGTAATGCAGATGAGGCTCGTAAGGCAAGAGAGTTAGATGCAGCTTGGAAACAACTGCTTAAAAATCAAGGCATCGAGCAAGAAGAAAAATCTCGCAAAAGAGCAATGACAGCGGAACCGTTGTCTTATAAATTATCTGCGCCTGCAGGTAGACAATCAACTAAGCACATCCCCAGTTTAAATACGGGCGACGGTATTGCTGCCAAAAAACAAATTCCACAATATACAGGAACAAAAATGATTGGCATTGGAACAATGCACAAGTCCAATGCCGTGCCCATCTTTAGTGATGATGAGGCAAAATCTATTTCAAGTATGAGACGCTAATGTCTAAAATTGTTTTAATCACTGGCGGATTTGATCCCCTACATTCTGGGCATATTGCTTATTTTAAAGCTGCAAAAACTTTAGGTGACATATTAATTGTTGGATTAAATTCTGACGATTGGCTTGTTCGTAAAAAAGGTGCAGCCTTTATGCCATGGAACGAAAGACTTTGTGTTATTAATAATTTATCAATGGTCGACGAAGTTTTTACCTTTGATGACGACGACGGATCGGCAAAACATTTTATTCAACAGACAAGAGCACATTATCCCGATGCCGAACTTATATTTGCCAACGGCGGCGACAGGACTAAAGATAATATTCCAGAAATGGATGTTGTAGATTGTAATTTATCATTCGCATTTGGTGTTGGTGGCGAAAATAAAATGAATTCCAGTTCGTGGATTCTTCAAGAGTGGAAGGCTCCTAAAACAGAAAGACCATGGGGCTACTATAGGGTTTTACACGAACAGGGTAAAGAAGTCAAGGTAAAAGAATTAACAGTAGAACCAGGAAAATGCTTGAGTATGCAAAGGCATCAAGATCGAGCAGAACATTGGTTTGTATCTGAAGGAACAGCCACAGTCTATACTATAGATGTAGGTACCGATGTTTACCTTTTGGGAGTTTATCAAAAATTTGATAGTCTTCATATTAGTAAAACAAAATGGCATCAGCTTTGTAATGAAACTGATAAGCCATTAAAAATTGTAGAAATACAATATGGTGATAATTGTGTCGAAGAAGATATAGAAAGGAAACCTTTATTATGACAATACCATCAAGCCCAGTAGATCGTAAAGCTATCTTAGACTGCATGAAAGAAATTAGTGCATCTATGACTCGCACCGAAGGCGAGCGAGAGTTTATGCGTGAAGCTATTAAAGAAATTTGTGATAAGTATCAACTTTCCAAAAAGACATTTCGTCGAATGGCAAAAGTATATCACAAGCAAAACTTCAGTTTGGAACTTGAAGAACACGAAGAGTTTGAGACTATGTATCAAACAATTACAACAACTACAACCATGAGTAAAGACCATGTCTAAATTTACACTTATTTGTGATCACGGAAATGAGAAAACAACTGTCGAATTTGAAAAAGACTTTTTACCCGAAGTTCTAGAAAATATTGAGATGTTTTTACGAGGGGCGGGATATCATTTTGATGGTACTTTAGATTTTGTTGATGATGAATATGTAAATCAAGAAGTTCCTGCGAAAGGACTTTATTTTCATGTATAATCAATATATTCTCGAAGCCAAATATCTGGATGCCATTAAACGAGTTAAACGTAAACTCATTGTCGGGGTATATGCTAATTTAGATAAGGTAGAGGAAGCTAAAAAGAATTTACTTGCGGAAGAAACCAAGTATTCTTTACAATTTTCTATTACCCCGCACTTTAACCCGTTTTTCAATGCAGTTGCTTGACTTCTTTCCTAAAAGATGTTATAATAAGGCATTAAGGAGCAGAAATGAGCGCAATTTATACCGTTATTGAACAATTAGCATTAGACAATTCTCGTCTTGCTAAGGAAGCTATTCTAAAGAAGAATGCTACCAATGAATTATTAAAGCGAGTGTTTAAATTAGCTTTGCATCCATTTGTTCAATTTT